TTCTGCTTTCGCTACTTTCACACTTAATTCTTATTTAAGAACTTATGTTGTAGTTGTTTGAGCTTTAGGAGTTCCCAGCAATTCAGTTCCTTTGTTGAGCAACTAATAGTTGCTACTACCTACCAATTTCTCGATAGACTTACTATTTTGTCAAAAGATATCTCACAACTTTAACTGTGAGTGTTATTTTGACATCTTAATAACATTGAGCAATAATATTGAAATCACTACCATATGTATCTACTAATCTCTTAATATCAGCATGCCTACAATCAAAACCACAAAAAGAACGTAAACTTTCAGTCATAACAATAGACCAATCAGACTGCAGATTATCTTTAGGAATACTCAATAAATCATTGATAGTAGACAATACAGTATCCTTATCATTCTTATATGTAGCTATCAAATAATCGCAGAATAATGTAATAGAAGATTTAATACTATCTTTGAAATCTTCTTCTCCTAGTAGAATATACTTATCAAGTAACATATGTGCATTACGCATATGTCCACCAGACCTATCAGCAATCAACAACTTAATATCTTCTGAAAGATTTAGATTCTTCTCTTCAGATACCTTAGTTAAGTTATCTACTATAGCTTCTACAGGAACATCATTAAAATTAATCTCTAATGCTCGGCTACGAATCGTAGGTAATAACTTTTGAGGGTCTGTAGTCGCTAGAATATAAATAGTTCTACCCTTAGTCTCTTCAAACATTTTAAGCATTGCTGCCTGAGCCGAAGAAGAAACTGTATGGACTTCGTCTAACACGACAACTCTCCAATAATCACCATAAGAAACTGTAAATACATCACGCAACTTACGTATCTCTTCCACATTACCAACAATAGTAGAATCAAATTCATAATAAAAAGGTGAATTCAATAAATCATAGTCTTCATCTTTAATATTATTTAATTCCCTACCAACAATACGTGATGAAGTGGTGTTGTGATTAATTAACCCATTCGCTGTAAAAGCATGAGTATCAGCTACAGTTAAATCATACACATCATACTTATTGTATAATTCCTTTTTAGAAGAAACTCGTACAAACATATAATCATCTAATAAAGAATTAAATTTCTTTACCATCTCATCTTTACTAATGTCTACACCAACATCATTAGCAAGACTTACTATATTATGATAAGAATCTATAAGAATTGACTTAGTTCTACGATTAGTGATAAACCTACAATCATTACACCTAATATTCATAAAATGAGATAAAAGCATAGTATCTAAGTTATGATTTTCTTTAATTAATTGATATATTCTCCTAGCAACACTTCTTGTGTAATTATTATTAGGTATTTTTAATTTAATACTCTTATAATTAACAGAACTACCTAAAATAAATTTAAGACCAAAGGAATCTCTTAGTAAATTATCAACCAATCTCTGACGACTAAGAACATCTTGAACGTCTAAATAACTAGGCACCCCATTCGTAACTTTAATATTTGTAATAATACCCAATAAATAAAATAACTGTTGTAAATCCCTTGCTACTTTTTCACTAAAATTACCAAACTGATAAAACCCTTTAAGATAAAACTCACATATAGGTGTTAAGAAACCACAAATAAAATCTCTATTAGAAGAGAATACAAATTCAGGGACATCACAAGAACCACCAAAATAATCTCTCATGTATCTATTTATGCCCTTAATGGATTCTACATTGCTACCCAACACAGTATTATAATACTCATCTTTTAAATTACCTACAAAATTATCATCACTATGATGAATGAAAATGAAACTATCAAAAGAATCATCGCCTTTGTATCCACTTTCTAATAGATTACAAAAGAAAGTGCCTAATAGATAACCTTTATTTCTTTCAGATATATCATCTTTCATGAAATCATAAGTTTTAGATTTATTATTAAATAAGATATCGTGATTTAATGGAATAGCAACATAATCATCTGTCGTAATTTCACTTAGCTTTTTCCACAGTAAACCATTACGACCACCATATACTCTAACTCTATGATTATAAGTACCAATAATCTTAAAGCGACCAGAACTAATCTCTATTACTTCCTTCTTACCACCATAGTAATAATGAGTCGCTTCGCTACCAACAACCCTTAAATGATTAGAAGAGATATCCATAAAACCCTCCTCATCATACTTTGGTGTATCTATTAACGAATCAATTCTTTTATACCCATCACTTGTATGTACCCTAGTATCACCAACAACGCATTTACCAGTACCAAAACTACCACAAAATAATAATACTTTAGGTGCATTTTCAGGGTTCTTTATAATTGCTTTTAATAATTTTTTAGCCTCTTCTTGACCAGCCATATCATCTAATGTCTTAGGTCTTAATTCCTGACTTAACATTTATTCTCCTCTATAGTATTGCAATTAACCACATAATCCATGTTTAATATCTTCATGATATCATATGTAGTCGTTTTAGATAATATATTTATTACATTTGTATTACCTACATAACGACTAGAAGTGATATAAGATAACATAGTATAAGGTATAGCAAGATATTCACTCCCTAGAGCCTTATCTTTAAATCTAAACCCTTTTAAACATACTACTAACTTATTAGATACACGTAACCACCATTTAGGTATTAAGAATAATCTATCTACCCCAACAACAGATACCTCACACATGCTTGTAGAAATATCCTTAACATATTTAACATCACAAACAATAGCTTTACGATTATTTAATATACTCAAAGCAACCACCTCACAATAAAATTACTATATTTGTCTTATATAGAATATACCATAAATACCTATAATTGTAAAGTTATGTAATTAAAAACAAAAAAGAGAGCAGATAATCTATATCTGCTCTCTTGCCCTATATGAAATATTATTTCATTTCAGTTCCATAAGCATCACGATATGTGAATTCTTCGCTTTGAGTATTTACAGATACACGCTCAGTTTTATAAGCGTCATTATCTTCACCATCAACACGATTAATTACAAATCGTTGTGCTTTTTCTACTTCTGCTGTATTTACTTCTACAGATTCATCTTCCATACCTAGACGTTTTAGAAGATTATCATATTTTTTAGCCAAAGCTTCATATTTCTTAGTCAAGTCTTGAACATCTTTAGCTACAGCAGTATTTACATTTGTAACTTGTTTATTAACATGACCAAATCGGAATGTAGCACCAGCATTTACCATGTTGCTACCACCACCAAATGTAGCACCTAAGGAGAATAATGTGTTTTCATTAGGATGTGCGAACACACCTACTGCAACAGCATTTTCACCCTTATAGTTACCGTAACCTACGGCATATTCTACTTTTTCATTAGCATTGAAAGATAGAGGATGCAATGCACTTAAAGCGGCAGAGTTAGCACCTACTTTTGCAATATCAGAATCTACTTTATTAAAGCGTGTATCCATAGAAGTACGCAACCCATCTACTTTATCATCAATACGAGCAATATTTGCTGTGTTAGCATTTACGTTATTTTCTACTAAGTTGATATGTGCAGTATTCAAATCTGCCTTAGCATCTACCCTATTAAGTTGAGATACATTCACAGCATCTTTTGCTTGTACACCATTCGCAACATTAGTGATGCGATTACCACCATTATTTAAACCATTTTCATCAATAGCAACATCGCCCATATGTAAACGATTTACAGAAACAGTATATTCTGCACCACCATTTTCATTTAATGTAGAAGTAATATCTACATTAGAACCTGCTTTTACAGTAGTGTGTTTTTTAGCTTCTACTTTATTAGCTTCAATTTGAGTATCGTGGTCATTTACAATCCCACCTAACTCACCTAAACCATTAGCCAATAAACGAATGTTAGCTTCATTTTTCGCTACTTTATTGCCAAGAACATTAGCAACAGAATATAGTTGACTACCGTTAACAGCATCTGTAGACGTAGCACTTACATTACCAGACGCTACATTAATAAGTTGACGTTCTTTATTAACAGAACCAACACTTACAACACCATTAACTTTAGAACCTTGACCAGCAAAGTTACCATATGTTACAGAACCAACCTTAGCACTAGCATCAGTTGTAGCCACCCTATCAGTAGAATCATTGCCAAGTACTACACTATTAGCTTGTGTAGTAGTTACATTGTTGCCTACTACATATGTATTGTTTTGTTTTACATCGTTACCAATACCAAATGCACCAGACTTATTGCCACATACATTGTTACCAGCACCATTAGCTACAGCATTTGTACCACAAGCCTTAGCGTTATTACCAACTGCTACAGAACTTTCACCAGCTTTAGCATTGTAACCAACTGCTACAGAACGATTCCCTTTTGCTTGTGCATCATTACCATATGCAGTAGAGAAGTTGCCTTCTGCCAAAGCATTAAAGCCTGTAGCTGTGCTAGATACACCTTTTGCCTTAGAACTATTACCTACTGCTGTGGAAAAATCTGCGGATGCATTAGCACTTGAACCAAAAGCATTGGAATTACGTCCCTTAGACTCAGAACCATGACCAATTGCTGTAGCATTTTCACCACTTGCAACAGCATTTTGACCTAATGCATTAGTATTTGTAGCACTAGCAACAGAATCACGACCCAAAGCCATCGAATCTTGCCCTGTAGCATTTGAATATTTTCCAATAGCTACATTACCTTCGCCGATAGCCTTAGCTTTTAAACCAAATACAAAAGTATTATCACCTTTTGCCTCAGCTTCAATACCACCAATAAAAGCATTATTGCCTTCTAATTTATTTTTCCAGCCACTAACAATAGAGCTGGATGCCATTACTTTATTTTCAGAACCTACAACAAGATTAGCACCAGAATTATCAACATTCCCTTGTACAGTATTCATTGTGCCACCCACAACTGAATCTCGAACGTCTACATTATTTTTGTAACCAGTTACAAATGTAGAAGTTGATGTAGGAGCAACAATATTATCTGTACCACTTACAATAGTGGCGGCAGAAACTACACTACCATACAACATAGAACCCATAACCAAAGCGGTCAACAAAGTTTTCTTTTTCATAATAAATCTCCTTTTTATTGAAAACTACAATGTTACAAGAAAGGCTACAAGAATGCGTGTGTAAAGATTATCACCACCTACCCTAACAAGTGGTGTAAAGTTTTGTAACCTTCCTTGTGATTTAATATTACCACGTCTATATTTTTTTGTAAACCCCTAAAATGAATTTTTTTTCAAAAAATAAAAAATAGTGTATGACATCACATCATACACTATTAATGTTATAGTAAAACACTACGTATTAACTTAAACATATCATCTACAGTATCTAAGAAAGTATTATCATAAGAATCACAGGTAACACTTGCAATCTCATCAATCCTTTTTAGAATAAACTTCAAATCCTTGATAATCTTATCTAAGTCTGAAATCTTAATTAGTCTATTATTCTTCTCAAATACATATTCTTTTTTAAGTACATCATAATAGAAATACATCTTATCAAATTCAAAGTATCTAAAAACAAATAAGTCTTTTTTATAACCACCCAAAGTATAAGGTATATAATCTACACCAAAAGAACCATATTCAGCATCTTTAAGCCGATATACATGATGATTAGTAGTCATATCAACTACGCTACCCATACCATTAATATCTTCATCATTTATAAATTTTAAAAAGAAGTTATGTAAAGCCATCATATTATACAAATGAACCGTCTCTAAACTGAACGCATCATTAGAAAAAGACTTTAGTGTTTCCATAATACCATCAATATCAGTAAAGGAATCACCAACAATGAAATCACAACCTACATGAATTGATTTATATGCTTTCTGTAAAAGATATATAGCCAATGTAAAATCATAATCACTTTGATTTAAACTAGATACATTATCTACAGTATTTAGTCTATAAGATAATGATACATTATGACCACCACTATCTCGCTTTCTAAAAACTAACTCTATCCCATTATCAAAGTACATAGATAATTCTTTATTAGGTTTATAGAAAGAAACCTCAACACTAGAACTATGACCAACAGGAACATCATAGACTTGTGTATATCCTACCTCGGAACTTGAACTATACTTAATAGTTCGATGACTCCCATAGACATATTTATTTCCTTCTATCATATAAATTACATCATCTACATATCTACTTAGGAAATCATAAAAAGACTTAGCATCTCTCATAATTCATCAACCCCACTATATATCTTCTGTATCTCGTTAATATTATCCTGACTAATTGTACTAAACATCTGATTAATCTTCATTAAAGAAATATAATCATAGAACCTATATGTATCTGCAGAAAAAGGATTCTTAAAATAATCTACAGTCCCTTCTCTACTAATAGAAAAGACTACCTCACTATTCAAACAAATATATCGATTCTTAATGACTTCATAAACATGAAAATGACCATAAAACCACATAATTGATTTTTCCTCTAGATATGATTCAATCGTATCTAGTACATCCCTAGTCTTACAAGTATCAAAGATAGGTTTAATGCTCTGCATGGAATTAAGAGTTTTATTACTACAAGTATGTGTTAATACATAATCTACAGTATCTATGTCTTTTAGTGATTTATATAATCGTACCATATCATCATCTGTAGGCTCTTCTTCTAACCAATAACTCTCCCCTAAAGTTCGATATGCTCTATCAATAGATGTAGCACCACCAAAACATAAATACTTATGCCCTTCTATCTTATAGATATTACCTCTTAATAAATGAAAACAACGATTATTAAGTTTATGAACTTTATTTCCCCATTTAGTAACAATAGGTAATGATTTTAAGTAATCAAAATTCTCATGATTACCATCTATAAAAGCCACATAATAATTTAACTGACCTATATAATCTAATGCTAACCTTTGTTGCTCCGTATCTTTGAACATAACACCAAAGTCACCTAAGACGATAAGAACATCATTCCTAGAAATGTTAATTCCATTATTATGTAGATTCACTTTCATTATCTGAGTGATATCACCATGTATATCACCAATTAAATATACCATAGATTAAAATCCTATCTTTTCTTTTTCATTCTCTTCCTTACGTTGAATATAGCGATTAAAGTCTAGATAAGCACTAAATAAGAAGATATAAACAACAACTACTAATAGTATTGTACTTAAAGAGAATACCTTACCCCAACCTCTCAAGTATTCAAACACAGTAAAAGCAAAATATAAACCTAATGTATCTAGAATAAGACCTAATACAAGATATATTCTATATTTCCACATAATAAAAAACCTCACATATATAAATAAATAAGCAGTCGTAACTGCTTATCTCCTATACACAAATCCATCATTAAATCTAAAAGAGTATACACCATGCATAAGTTTATTAAATGCTCGTTTACGCATCTTATCTCTACGCTTATAGGATAGCTTATTATTATCCTCACGTCTTCTATTAGAATAATAGTACCACATATCATAAGGATTATAACCATTAGAACGACCATACAACTCCATATCAACACGATAATTAACGCAATGAAGTTGATAACTCTCTAATGCACGAGCATAATCTTTGTCAAGATATGTGCCATCTAAATTAGTAATATGAATACCATAATCACAACCACTTATGATTTTATAAGATTCGCCTTTATAAATGATATCATACTCATAAATCCACTGGTTATTTTTACCATACACACCATTCCTATCACCATAGAAAACCATAATATAAATGCCATCCAACTCACAAGAACCATATCCATGAAAGTATTCACAATGTCTATATTCACTAGCATATCTACCACACAACTGATGAATATCATAAACCTCTATGACATCATCAACTACTTTAAATAACCACGCTCTAGAACCTTTATAGACAGCAATCCCATATGTATCATCTAACTTAATAACACCATGACCACTATAATCTACATGAGTCTTATTACTACCCCAAAACCACACATCATCTGTACAAAGTTTAAAAGTCTTACCCTTGACGAAATCTTCATCATACAAGTTTTCCATAAATTTTGTATTGACAATAGAGCCATTCTTTAGCACATAAGCACCATAATCTATACAAGCCATAATTTAATCTCCTATCTTTTGTATTGTAAACCTAACAACTATAAGAAATAAATTTATACACACATTTGATAAATATATACAGAATTTTAAGATATTTCCCTGAGGAGAATACGACAATTCTTAAATAAATATACAAATATTTGTCAACTTACTTACTAGATATTAGGTCTATATTTTATCCATTATTACGTAGATACTCCTTAGCCAAAGTCTCTACAATATTTAACACTTCATATTCAGCATGAGCAATAATAGATTCTTCACTATTAACACTCTCTTTATTTTCTTGTGATTTATTGAATTCTACCCTAGCTTTTTCTTTCATAGTAGCTAATACACTCAAGAAATCTAATTCACTATCAATACGCTTTTCTAACAAAGCATTTAACAATGAACTATCTACGTATTTAGTATCTAACATTTTAACGTCCATTCATACACTCCTATAAACGACTTATAACATCTTCGATTGAATATGAAATCGTATCAGCAACACATGCACCATATAACTGTAACGCAATATAATCATCTATATATACATCATCACAATACCCTAAATCTTTAGAAATTGCCACCTGTATGGAATTTCTTCCATCTTCATGATATAAAAGACGTATAAATCTATAGCCTTTATTATAAAGCGAAATAAGCAATATTTTAGTAGCACTATCTCCTAAATGAATATCTTTATTTTCCCCTTTAAAAGAAATAAACAAACCATACACAAAAAGATATGCTTCATGTACTACCTCAAAGACTACATACATTAGAAACGTGCCTAACACGATAAAGCCAATGAATTGACTTATTAAGACCAACATATCCACAACATCATACCTCTACACTATATCTGCTCAGAATACAATGTTATCTATAAGACTAATGAACCTTAAAAGTAATATCATTTACAAACTGCTTTAACGTGATACGAGCATCTTCATATCTAACAATAGACATACATACGTTTACAATATCTTGAATGAAAGACCACATATCATCAATAATTAATTTATCTTGATAGTTATGATAAGTGATATCACCAATCAAAATCGCATACACTACTGAATGAACCATATCAGTATGATATGTAACCTTTGTATCACCAATATCAACTACTGTATTATCGTATAAAGTACCATCTGATGCCATCTTTACGTCCATAGTAACTTTTTCAACTGTAGTATCTTCTAATTCTTCCTCAGCATCTTCTACTAAGTCTTCAATATCTTCAACTGTATCCACATTTAAAGTATCCTCATAATCATCTGTGTAATCTTCTACAGTGGTATATGTTTCATTACCATCTAAACTACCATATGGTGCTAAACAAATATATTTAGCATAATCTTCAGGTAATAAGATAGCTACCCACACTAATCTAGTATTAATAACATTAATTAATTCATCCCTATTAGTAATGCCATGATTATATAATCGATACTCCATGTTTAATGTATCAAAATCATCACCCTCAACAATAGAATTGACAAATCCACCATAATTAGCTAAAAGACCAATATGACTTAACAAAGTATTTAAGAACATATCAAGTGTATGATTAACATACACACAAGATATACCATCATTAGTCTTATAAGAACGAATATAATCAATTAATGCCTTTTTATTACCCTCAAAAGACATAGTAAAAGCATTCTTTTTAGCACGTTCTAACAAGTCATAATACAAAGTAATTGATGCTTTGTAATCTAACCCCTTAGATTTATATTTATCACTACGTAATGCTCGTATATTAGTCTTTAGGTAAATCTTCCTATCATATGTACAAGCATCTTCAAAAGTCTTATTGCTAAACACTTCATTCGTTCTTTGAGAAAATGTTTCTAATATATCAAAATACTTATGAATATCGACTACAATAGTATCTTTGTTATCTTCAAAATCATCATCGCAATGAATATCTTTATAAATCTCTATTAGACGATTTTTAAAACGACCATAATTAAACATCGCACCATCACACAGATAATACAAATCGTTAATCATATCAACAGCATAATAACGAATAAAGATATTATTAACAATAGAACCTAATTTAAACTTTCTATTCCCATGTGATAATAAAGATAACAAATCTAAGACATTCATATCATCTGTAATATCTACAGCAATAGTGCTATATACATATGTAGCAAAATCTTTAAAATAATGATAATGAGCAGAAATCTTATCTGCACTACCACCATTTAAGTATACAGCTTCAAACTCAGCCTGTGAGTCACTATTATGAGTAATAACCCCATAATAATTATTTTCTTCCATTAAAGCTAAATACTTACCTACCACATATTGATTGAATACATTTGAAAATTGTTTTACTTTGAAATCAGCACGTTTAGTATACATAATAGTAATCTCCTTTAAGTACTAAATGACTATAAATTTACACCTCTATTATATACAACTTTACAAAATATTACAAGTACCAAATAAAAAAGAGTGTAGACTGTTACATCTACACTCTTTTGCATAATATATCTACTTATTTTATTTAGATACTTTATAAGTAACTTTAAATTTAAGAATATCAGATTCTTTAGTCTTAATCCTATTTACATCAGGACCACTATAGTCTTTTAATGTATCACCACAGAATTTTTTAGTAACACGTTTAACTACTTTTGTAACGTCACTAACTCCCTGTGATTCATCACCAACACCATCATTAGTCAATGCATATACAAAGAAAGAATATTCTTCAAAGTTATCATTTTCAGTATCAGGTACAAAGAAGTATTTACTACCTACTAACTTTTGATAGTTAGCATTGATAATAAGATTAATAGGAACTTCTTTATCAGAATCTCCCTCAGTAATCTCTTCTTCATCCTCAGAATTTTCAGAACCTTCAATCACTTCTTGATTTTCTAAATCTTCCTCAAATTCCTCTTTAGCTTGTTTTTCTAACTCTGTCTCTTTAACGTCTTCATTAATTGATTCGTTACGTTTCCTTAAAAGAGATTCAGCAATAGAGTCACAAGTTGTTTTTAAGATACCCATTAAACCACCTATTTATTATTGATTAACAGATTCTTTCAATACTTTAGATGGAGTAAATTTAGGTGCTTTCTTTTCAGGGATAGTAATCTCTTCACCAGTTTTAGGATTGTGACCTTTACGAGCAGAACGCTTTACTTGCTCAAAACTACCAAAACCATGAATAGATACTTTTTCACCTTTCTTTACTTCTTCAGCAATAGCAGTAAACAAAGCTTCAACAGCTTCTACTGCTCCTTTTTTAGTATCTACTAAACCTTTATTAACCAAAACCTCAGCTAATTCTACTTTATTCATATCGTATGAACTCACTTTCTGTAGTAAATTAAAAATATCTAGTGTATGTTCTAAATGACATGGACAAACATATCACTATATAAACCTAACATAATTATACGTAATATTATTTAAAAAAGCAACAGAAATATTATGCAACACCAGGAATTGATTTAGTAATATCACCATTATCGTCAATATAAGCACGACCAATAAATTCAAAACCTTCAATACCTACAATGTAACGAATTAACAACTCTACTTTATCAATGCTATTACATTTTTTAAGCAATTCAGGTACTTTATCAAATGTACCATCTACTTTATAAACAAATAATACACCTACATTACCATGCATAATAGTTAGACATTGCTCACCTACTTCATCATAGAAGTTAACTGTGAAATCACCAACTTCTTTACGTAAAGCAGGTTTTTTAAGGTCAGTCTTTTTCTTAAAGGAACTGTTATTTGTTAAGTTTTGTCCCATTTTAAAATCAAGATTTTTAGCAATGTCCCTAAATAACTTTTTTATATCTTCTACGTTACCCTATACGCCTTCATTAGCTTCAAAGGATTCTACTACTTTACGTTTTTCTACTGTACTATCTGTAGCAGTAATATTAATAGTAGATTGAATGTATTGCTCGCCAGCTACTTTAACACTACTTGTATTATATTCACAATCATAATCAAAGTTAGCTTTTTCGCCTAGATATGCTAACACAGCATCTGATACTTCTTCGCCTACCTCTGTATCAGCTAACACTTTTACTGTCAACGCATTATCTTCTAATGTCACATCAATAGCACTAATATTACCATCAAATGCATCACGTACAATATTTTCAACTTCTACTGTATCATGAATATATGCGTCTAGCTTGACAACTGTGCTTTCATTATCTAAAGCTTCTAACACTTTTCTCATTAACTATACCTCACTTAATATAAAGTAAACACACTATTATATAACAAACATATCAATAAAATACCTAAAATACTAACCATTTAAAGAGAACGTAATAAGCAAATCATCCTTTACAGACACAAACATACTAATAGGTGTAGATATTGTATCAACAATATCATATACCTTATCCCTATCCTCTATTTCACAATGTATATCTAACTGTAAATCAGAGTTATTTCCAAAACATAATTTTTTGAAAGCTATACTAGATATGTTTGTATAATTAGCTAAACCACTATCAATTAAACATTTCTTTACTTGTTTTAATGATTTAGATTTATAGAAATAATATAAGAAAGACTCAACTACTTCTTCCTCAGATAAACAAAATGTACCATACCCCTTAGGAGTATTATATGTGATACCAAGAATACCATAAGACACAAACCGACTAATCTCATATCCTGCCCTATCAACATGTGAACTAAATGCTTTCCATAAGTTCTCACACGCTATATCGTATGTATCAAAACCTGTACCAACAATAAAACAAACAGGTAAAGTCATATACTTAAACTCAATAAGCAATGTAGAATCATCTATCTTATATACATTTGTTATTGTATTAGATAAGTCAGGTTTTTGTTTCTTAGCTAAAAACTTCTTAAATTGATTAGGTATATTAAAATCAATGCCTGTCACAAGTAACTTAGTATCACTAGGAATTTTGCAATCTAATAAGTCTTTATATTTGATGTAATTATCACTATTAGGTACTAATTGCTTATTTAACATTCCCTCAGATAAAGTATCAATGATACTACTTCTAACACTCATACATCACCTACTAGAAACATTCTACAATTACTGTAGAACCAGTAATCTTAATACGATTAACCATCCTCTCAATACCAATACCTCTAATCTTCTTATAGAAGTCCTTAGCACTACTACCATTATCAAATTCTATCTTTAATCTACACCCTAATGTAGGCAATTTTAATTTAGAGTATACACTCTCTAAATATATCTCACAATATACATCTGAAATCACTTTTATCACATCATCTGTAATAGCGTTAAAGAACTCTTCACCTAAACAACTAACAAGAGTAATGTATTTACCAAACTTGATATCTTCATCACGAGTAGCAGAAACCAACTCATACCCTAAAGTAGTCCCTTTGTAAGTAAAACCCTCATCTCTTAATGTCTTATCAATAAGATTTACATAAGCATCAATCTTATTGCATTTACCATCTACAAAACTAATCAAGTTATTAACAAATTCTTCTGTAGAAGAACCAACCCCACCATCATAAACAAGAACGTTGTCATCTCGTTCAGATTCCTCTGTATATTCATTAGAATATGGGTTTTCTACAAATACTCGTACCTCAGACTTATAATCAGTAGTAAAGTAAATATAACAACCACCACAATAAATAGGTTTAAATAAACTATTATCACATGTTAATTTACCAAAAGCAGGTTTGGTATACTTAGTTATACTTGATGTAATTACACCAAAAACGCCATAGATATCCTCTAAATATCCATTCCTCATCTTTACTACAGTCTCACAGAAAAGTTTTGCCCTACTACTCTTACTAACCTCTTTAGAATTAGCAGTAGTTATCATGCCTTCAGACAATGACTCTAATATACTATTTCTTTTATTCATTATACTACCCATTAATAATAAAATTCTATTGAAAAACTTGTAAAACTATTTAACACTATACCATAAGTATCAGTACTAGTCCTACCTAAAGCCTTTTTACACAAATCTGATACTTTATAATTATCATCCCTTGTATTAAAGCTAAACCCTAAAGTAAACGTATCATTCTTATCAACAGACATGGTATAACTATGACAAGAAGATACCAACTCTTCTACAAAAGAATCATATGCACTACGAAATTCTATCTGTAAAAATCTCACGGAATCATAAAACATATATTTCATAACATCATCTGTGTCTTTAAATATTACTGATTTATTACTAAGACCACTAATGAATGTATCTGCTACTATTTTACAACCTTTAAATTCAGACCTTACATCAACAATAGCCAATGCTTTTCTATCTACATAATCCCATATAGTATCTGCTACATCTGCAGTATCACAACGCTGTATCACACATCGCCTAAAACTAACATCTTCCCTAGTTACTATTAACATTATGTAATGAATACCTTTATCTGCTAAATGATAAATATAATAACTTTTACCATTATGACTAGGTAATTCTCCACCATCAACAATATAATTTAATGGCATGTTATTAAATGATTTACTAAAATACTCTACACTAGGTTTTATATGTTGATTAGGTATAATCGTTAAATCACGCCTTGTTAATGCTTTTTGTAATTCCTCTAATCCTTTACTTTTATTTAAAGTAGTAATCATCCCTTCATTGACACGATTGTCTACTAAAGAATCAATAATATCTAAACGTCCCATAATACCTCTAAAATGTAAAATTAAATGTTACAAAGTCATCACAACCACGAGAAGTCGTCTTTACATTACCCTTTTTCATAGGAAATAGTACGCTATCAGAAAAGTTAACTAATATATCCCTGTTGTTACTATACATTTTAATAACAACATCTGTAATACCATTATCATATGTAAAGAATAATACTTGATACCCATCTAATGGAAGTGACTCTTTAGAGAACACTTTAATGAAATTAGGTAAACTATCTTTCAAAACCTCAGAACATTTTTTAAATACTCTCTTAGTAACTTCTTTTTTATCAGATAAGAATGCATTGGATGCTTCATCATATAAAACAACACCACATTCAGTCATATATGATGTAGTAGGATAGTTTTTATTATTAGCATCATCAATGTAACCTTTAACCACATCTTCAGTAGCAGTATAGATGACAGTTGGATATAACCACTTCTCATTGTCATACACACCATGATTTTTAAGTATCTCTGCTATGTAAAAATCATTCCCTTTATTATATACAACTACATTCTTTGTATTATCAAGTCCAACCTCCATGTTATGACTAAATATAATATTCTTACTATCACCAACATACAATGGAGATTTATTATATAAAGTGTATTTATCTATCTCAATAGACTTCTTATCTAATTTATTAATATCACCACTTGACAACGCATCAATTAAACTCTTCATAGCAATATTCTTTGTATTCTTTTCTATTGAAGATAATAAACCTTCATCAACTCGTTTAGAAGTTAATGAATCTATAATATTACTATAACCCATAATCACCTCTAACCACTAAAAAGGAATCACAAACTGTATGAACCCATATGAGGATAACCCTACCTTATAATTAGTCTTAGGTAACTTAGCACATACGTCATCATAAAACTCTTGTAATATTTCTCTATCAGCATACAATAACAGATTTATACTTGTTGCAATACTACTTTCAGCAGTAATTACACTAAAATGACCACTATGTAACACATTGAACTTATTTAATACAGATTTAGCATCACCATTACCAGATTTAACTAAGTCTTTAACTAATATATCACTACAATATGAAAAGATAATATCTACTACCTTATCTTTATCATCAATAAATTCATCTGTCTTGACATTATAATATACACTACCACGTTTAAACATAGTATTTGGAATATCACTTGTAGAAGTGAAACCATGCTTTTTGATACTATCACCAAATGCTTTGAATACTTCTTCACTATCACATTTATATAGTAATGTTTTACCCAAAGGTCTTGAAACAGCAGAACCATAGAAGAATGTAATGCTATAATAAAACTCACCATCTACATTATATCCATTTACTTCTTCATCATATATATCCCTAGGTCTACTATCAGTAAATACTAAATACTTCCCTACATTCTTAGTTAACCCTGTATGATTATATAGCATAGGAATTTCCACTTTTACATCAACCTTACGTAACTTCTTAACATTATGACTAAGAAGAGCATCTGTAAAAGACTTCATCTCTTTATTGACTGTATTTTTCTTAATAGAAGTCATCATACCTTCGTCTATCCGTGTATCTATTAACTTATCAATTAAGTCACTATATCCCATATAACCACCTTTATAAATAAAATGATATTTTAACAAAAGCATTATCTTCTTTTGATATGTACATGATATTAGAACTTAGTGAATAATCTAGGTAATTATATAATGCTGATATACCATCTTTATCGCCTTTTCTTGTATACAAGTTAAAAGAAAACTCATATATACTAGCATCATATGACAAAGTACTATTAGTAATAGAGTATAACTCCATATCTTTCTCAAAAGTTTTACATTTATGTTTAACTTGTAAAGAGCAATCTAATACAAAATCGTCTAAGAAATCATCTAATCCCATATAATAACAATAACTACTACCTAAAGTAGAATAGAATGTCTTAGCTACTATTTTACAACCATCAATATCTCTATCTAAATACCTATAATCACTGACATTCTTTCCTTTAATATCAGAAACTATTTCTTGATACCTACCAACTTCAGTGCATTCGTAAATAGTACAACGTCCAAACATAAGTCTTGTCACAACATTCATATACAATAACACAAAGTAAGGAATACCATTTTTAATATAAGACACAAATCGTACAGTATGATTACTAACACCAGCTACGTACAAATCTTCAACCATTTTCTCTGAAGTAGTATATTTGATTGGTGATTTATTAAAGAATTTAGTATCCCCTAATACTTTAATATCTTTCTTTGGTAGCGATGAAAAATCACCACTAATTAATGCAGATAACACACTCTTAGCTTTAACAGTATTCTTTTGAATAGATGTCATCATTCCTTCTTCTACACGATTAGAAAGTTTATCTATTATATCATAATAACCCATCTAGCCACCTCACTATACATACTATATAAGACTCCCACTTAATTTAATTTTACCCTTACCATCTTTCCAAATGTAAAAAGAATGACCACCTTTTTTCGCATTTAGGAACTTTTCTATTCTGTTACGTTCCTTAGCCACACCAAAATCAAGTGTAACTACAAAACCTTCATCTGTGAGTGAAATCTCATAATTAACGCATGATTTAGCTATTTCTTCAACAACAGAGTCATAGTTATTTTTATAGTTAGATTTAAAAGCTTCTGTAAAGTTCTTAAACATAGTCTCCATAACAACAACAGTATCACCCATTAAGCGTGTACTATATGCAACAATTGCACCACTATCGAAGTCTGTTATATCTCCACCATGAATACAATACGTATCAGTTATCAACTTACACCCATCTAACTTAGGATTATCCACATCAAAAGACATTTTTCCATCATTCGCAAGTTCAAAAACAGATTCCATAGTAGACTCGTCAGGTACTTTAAAAACAAAACACCTTCCTAATCTTGAAAGCCTACGCCTTTCAAAAACCATAAGAAAACGTCCACCATCACCTAAACAAATCATGTAAAGTTTTGCACCATTATTACTTTTATTCTTTAAAGATGTCCATTTAATAACATTATCTACAAAGTTCTTACTAAAACTTGACCTATTGTAAAAAGACTGATAAGAATTAATATTTTTACTAGGTATAAAGTCTATATCAGACGTTAACAAAGCCTTAACTAGATTATCAATATCTTTATTCTTATTCTTAGGTATAGATTCTACCATACCCTCATCAACTTTAATATCACTCAATGAATCTATAATATTAAAATATCCCATATATACAGCTACATCTCATAATTTATACAAATATAACGTGATGTCCTAACAAGAACATTTGAATAACAAATACTTTTTAAGATATCATATATCTCACCCAATGATGTTTTATCATTTGTTACAAAGTTTAATTCAAACCTCTGCTCAAAGTCATCAATATAGATAAAAGGTTCAGACATAGCTAATACTCTTTCCAATTGCTTAGATACTTCTTCGTCAAATGTACGAATAAATGAGAAACGTGTTAAATCAGAGAATATATCTGCTATGAAATCATCTATCTCCTTATAATATTTAGCATCTATTGTATTATAATATGTACTCGCTACTAAAGTACATCCTTTAAAACTATCTACGAAGTTAGGTTTATCTGCTTTTAATTTACCACTATTAAAATCCAATACAAGTTCTGCAATCGTATCACTATCTGCTTCATGTATCAAAGCACGACTAAATTCACTAGCAGTATTGGTAGAGAATATAAAAGCAATATATGATGTAGAACCTACCTTATACACATGTAAATATACATAGCTATAAATAGAACCACTCAAACTACGTGATAGTACTGCACCACTTCTATGTTGACTAGCATTAGTGTTTAACTTTGACTTATTAAAAATACGAAACGTATCTACATTATTCATTGGTATATAACTAGAATCACCACTTATGATAGCTTTTAACCACTTCTCACCATCTTTACTCATTTTCTTATTATGTCGCATTGAGGTTAACATACCCTCATGTATATCCCTCAATGCGTCTAATATATTTCTGTTAACTGACATATTATTACCAATTATCTCCACCATGCCAAGTTGATGCATCTTTTGCTTTTATAGCGTATAAGTATAATGATAGTATATATTCATCTCTACCATATAAAGACTGACTAATATACCCACCTAAAGAATTTTTATTTGAATCTACAAAAGATTTCAAAGCATCGTAATCTGAAACTTTAAAAGTAGTATACATAGAATAAGAATCTTTATCATGACCATATAGTATCCGTAATATAGGCTTATCCAACTCTATCATTGTACTAAGATTACTATCTATTAAATACTTCTTAAAAATATTTACAGTACCACTCATACCCTTCCATTTATCAAAGAATATGTCAAAACTTTCTTTTTCATCCGCACAACCATCTTTTTTAGAATAGTTGTACATAACGTCTGCTAAAGCATTGAAAATCATTGCTTTTGGAGTCTTAGCATCACTTAAATAATTGGTATAAGTAGTACCATATTCTTTTACTAAAGTATTGACTGCTTCATCAAAAGGAACGTCTTTGATTTTATAATACATAATCCGAGGTATATCTAACTTCTCAAATAATATACCTAAAATACCATCGCCATAATCAATAAAAATTGCATCGCCCTTTTTAACCCTATTTAGTTCTTTAGCTTTATAAATCTTTTTGATTCTACCACTACGGAAAGAACCATCCCTAAGTGTCATGCCACTAAAATTACCTTTAGCAATATCAGACAAAAAATCTTTTACTTTCTTAGCTGAACCACTTGATGCCGTATTTAACATGCCCTCATCAATTCGTCTATCACTAAGAGAATCTATAATATTACCATATCCCATGTTTAACCTCTATTCTTAAATAATATAAAAATCTATATTAACAACATCATTACTATCAGGATAACAAGCTAATTCATTACTAAATTTAATAAAATCTTTTATTTCATTGAACCTATCTAAGTCTGTTACCTTAGCTAAGAAAGAACCTATCCAATCCTCACCACTAGCAGAACTTGCTATGTGTACACCCTCAACATCTAAACACAAACTCATTCTGCTATCCACAAAATACTTATTAAATTCTTTTGACCCATACAATTTAAACCATTTAGTAAAGAATATATGTACACAAGAATTAACATTAAGACATGCAGAATTTGATGCAGTATCAAACATGACATCTGCTAAGAGATACAATCTTGACTTAGGAGATTCAGCAATATCTTTAAACCCTTTATATGTACTAGGTAGTTTTGATGCCACACTCACCAGCTCTTTCAATGCAGTAGATTCATCAAATAATGTATTAATTAACAATGCCCTTGATATTGGTAAATCTAAAAAGACCACTAATATATTTGAACCACCACAGTCTTGAAATAATACATTACCTACTTTCTTTGATGCTATCGCCCTATTACTATTTAGTATCTTAGTGACAACGTCTTTATGAGCCGTAGGACTAAACCAATTCCCATCTGTAGAGTTCTTTGTACTAAAACTATTAGGTAATTTTTGATTCTTTACTATACTAGAAAAGACATCATTTGATGTACTTAACTTAGATAACATTCCCTCTGATAAGTTATCAATTATACTATTCCGTATACTCATATATCACCTAATTACACAAATAACTATGTATAGTAATATAATCATCTTTATCCAGAGCATTGAACATACCACTAATCACACCCATGTTTTTATATCTCTCAACTGCATTTGTTAATATCTTAAACGTATCTCTATCAACAGGTTCTTTTGTTTTAATCTTTACATTAAGACTGCAGTTATAACCACGTTTATATAATTTAACAGTACCTATTACACTATACTCATATAGTACTTCTTCTACTTCAAAAGGAATTGCATTCGTTTCAATATATTTATCTAATGCAGATAAAGCATCATGTACATACCCATTTGCTAAATCTTCTACTGCAGATTTGATGCTCATGAACTTCTTCTCACGTAATGAGTATAGACATGCACCTATTAACTTAGTACCTTTTAAGATACGCAAGTCTCCCCTATCAGCCATGTTATCATAGAACACACGTGCATCCTCAGTCGATTTAAACTTATACACATATCCCTCATGATACATAATATCACCTGCATCTTTATATGCGAATACTACATATGTATCAAACATACTATAATAGTGATTCATACCTTCTTTAATATTAAAGTTAGCACCATCTATGACTTTAGCACTAACCCTATCATTCTTTACATCACTATACATAGATACTTCATACTTAGGAGTCACACTAAGTATTGATTTTTTATTCTTAGCAGTTGTGAGCATCCCCTCATCAATACGTAATGACTCAAGGATACTATTCACACGTTCTTGAATCGTAGCCACTTTAAACCTCCACCATATCAAAATAGCACACTCTAACTATATAGAATGTGCTATAACCCTAATTACTATTATATATTATATATTATACATAATCACTATTTACTTATAGTAAGACTATATTGATTAGATTGTATGACTTCTTCCTTAAAGCTAAGACTCAATAACTTAGTTGATATATATGCCCTAGTGACATCATCAACATTCATTGTACCTAAGTCTGTCTCTTCTATATATCCACCTAATGACATATACTTAACTTTACCACTCTTAGAAAAGTCAAATGATACAATAGGTAGAAATGTATCTCCAAAGTTCGCTTTCTTATTGAACCCTACTGTACTCTTTGGTACTACTAATTTTCTAAAGAACTTTGTTAATTCCTCTACCATATCATCTGTAAACCTATCTAACAAACGATAATAATGACTACCTTCTATGCTCTCTAATAAGCCCCTTACAACACTTTCAGATATCCTACGTGATGTACATAGACTTTTCCATGTCTTTGTATCAATCGTATCCCCTAAGAAGTCCTTCAATTCTTCTATGGTATGAATATCAAAACCTCGAAAGAAACTAGCCATATCATTCATATCCCCATGAAAGTACGTATACCATACAGTATTATTAGCGGCGACATCCACAGTAAATAACCTAAGCTGTATAATGTCTCGTAAATTATATTTTCCCTCTTGTAATTCAAATTTACAAGCATTAGGATTGCTAACATCAAGTCCTATAGATACTATATCCCCACTCTCACGAATCTCACACTCATTTAAAAAGAATTTAGCTTCTAAGTTATATACTTCATATTTCATAGCCATAACATTATAACTAGACTTTAATCTCCACTTGATACGATTTGACTTACCACCTAGATTAACAGACATGATTCCTTTGGATTTGATTCGTTTGTATATGTTGTGTATTAGTATCTTATTATCACGTAACGCACCCATCTACACACCTACTAACAATTCTAAACCAGTATTAGTATCACTATATATCTTCTTATTAGCTGACATATATGGTATATGAATACTAATGGAACGATTCCCTACTGCTTTACCAACATTATTAGAAATAGATTTAAACCTTACATCATCGTTATTCGCAGAATGAGATAACACAGTTAACACAGAAATGCTACTATTATCATACTTAGGATAAATGATAACATTTTTAGGAAAATCATAACAACATACCCCTATCCTATTCCCTTCTTGATATACAGTCTTTGATAATTTATATGCTATGTTATCTAATGTAATAGTATCAATAAAATCATCTAACATATGTTCAAAAGAAGTAGAAGATTCCCATTCAAATAATCGTCCAAAGTCATCACGTGTCTTACAAGGTTTACCATATTTAGTAGAATATTTAGTACATAACTCCTCTAACAACTCAGGATAATGTTTACCCATATCATCATAAATATATCCACCCGTAGTCTGTATAAAAGCTGTAATAGTAGAATATTCTAAATCTTGAAAGACTTGTAATGCTCGAATACCTAATCTCTTAAACTTAAATACATTATATGTATTGATACATATAATAGCTTTATCATTCTTCTCAGCTAACACTATGTCATCTGACTCTAAATCAAACCGTATCCCATTAATAGGAGCATAAAAACTAAAGTCTTTATATGTAAAATTTAAGCGTACACCACGTCCTACAATTGTCACAGAGATACCAGATAATACACTATCAGCTAACTTCTTATATCCATCTAAAGCACTCTTTAATATAACCTTATTATCTCGTAATACATTCCCCAAAGCATCACTCCCCTAAATTAATCGATTTAATATCAGCTGTTATTAATTCCATCGTTATAGAACGATTATCTCCATTTACTACACTCTTTTTATCTAGTATTATATCAAAAGAAGTCACTCTCCGACCATCTTTACCATCCATAGACTTTGACATTAAATTAACACCCATTAATGAACCAATACAAGGTGTATACGCTAATTGTTTATTAGTATCAAACCTCATACAAGTTAACAACCCATCACCATTTAGTAAACCCTTCATACCAGTATAAAATAATGGTTTTTGTAAAGAACATCTAATATAATCATATACCTTTAACTTTATATCCCTATGTAATGATTCCATAAATGAATTATAAGTATTAGTATATGCCATTAAGTCTTTTACATGTGCATATTGTGTATGAGGAATACCATACATATCTAATAATGTATGTAACCATTGTAATGCTTCCTCTGCACGATAATTAGTAGACATATACTTCATATATTCATTACATACTTTAGTAATAAAATCATCAAAGCTAGTATACTTACTTCCACTATTATACTTATATGATAATATATTAGACGTATCAAATGCTGTTTTAGTATCTAAACAATAAAACAAATTCCCTTTAGTATCTTCATACCATGTAAATGCATTAGAATTGACTCGTATCTCCATAAACATGGTAACTGATAACGTATAATAATCACCTATATATACATTAAAAGATAGAGAAAATTTAACAATATCTCTAAATGGATATGCTAGTTTTACCATATGTTTTGCTATTGCTTTGTAGTCACGTAATGCCTTACCCATATGCTACCCTTTCCCTCTATCTAATACAAATTAAGTAAAATTAATTACGCTGTTATGATATCTAATATTTATCTTCTTATCTATAAACAGAATATGATATAAAGAACCACCATGCTGAAGATAATAATCAATAGACTCTGTATTACAACCTACAGTACCACTCCTAAGATTACACTCATTAGGATTCTTAGCATCAAGTGCTACCACTAATTGCTTATCAAAATCTAATTTAAGTAATCCTAACAATTTAAAATCATGAAAGAATATCCATCTAGAATTCAACACTGTAGTAAATAAGTCTTTAGTATTCATGTTATCTTCTATAATAGTCCTAAACGTATTTTCAAAATCCCTAGTTACTACCTTAATTAAGTCTTGTACCCTATCTCTGTCTTTACCAAACTTAAATAATGTACCTTCTGTTACGTCTTGAATACCATAATGTTTTAAGAAGTCGATTGTATATGAGTCATCATTAACACCACCCATATACAATATCTCATTCACAAAACTATCAGCTATATAAGAAGAGTAACTATGTAAATCTCTATGATTTATCCCTGTATTATCTGTAAAATGCTTTATATTATTATACTTAAATACCTTAGATAAATCTAAACATAAATACACACAATTCTTTTCTTCTACCCATTGAAATGCATTCTTAGGTATAGTAAATGTTAATAATAAACCATCTGATGTCACACTACACAGACCAGCTTTTAAAATATATGTAAGAGTCTTACCATAATATACCATATCACAGAATTGAGGTAAATTTGTATTCTTTTATATCTTCTGTAATAATGCTTTATTATCTCGTATTAGATTACCCAAAATAAACTCCTAGTCAAACGCACCACCTAATGGAATATCATAATGATTATTAGAACGTATTAATAGTGTTAATTTCTTTCTACTACTAATAGCTGTATTGCCTTTCATGATATCATCTAATGAATATACATAACACTCATCTTTACCACTCAATGTATTATTAGACATCAATTTTACACTCTCAATATTTTTTCTCATTGGAATATACACATTCTGTGTCTTTATATTATATCGTAATACAGGTAACAAACTGCCATGTATAAGATTACCCCTTATAGTCTTAGGTAGCTTAACAGAATCAAAGAAATCACGTAAACACTCGTCTGACTTATCCATGACATCTTCAGTTAATTTAGAATGAAGAATATTATATACATCTATATCATTACTAAAATAAAATAATGTATGATACTCAGTATCAGTAATGTCATAATACTTTAACATACGATTAATAATAGGTAATGTGTCAGACTGAAAAGACTTATATATCCTACCTATAATATATTCTAGTAATTTACCATTAAAGCTAGAATCAATAATTTCCCTATTATCACCAATCATTATCATAGACATGTTATTATATCGTACTAACTTATTCATATCAATACAATATAATAAATTATTCTTATTGTCTACCCATTTAAACATATCATGAGTCGTATTAAGATATACTCTAACAGCTTCCCTATAAGATGAAATATTATTACTCGTGTAATAATGGTAGTATATTTCCACATACATCTCGTCTTCATATGGATATGCTTTTTTAACAAGAAAATTCAATATGTTTTTATTATCTCGTATTAAATTACCCATACAACTACGACCTTGTCTCTACCCAACAATTATGATTTTTAGATAAGTCTACTCTCATCTTATTTTTAGTATCTACAAGCAATACCAAATTACTACCACTATTGCTTGTATATCCTTTATTCATGACATCACTAATAGAATAGTATATTACAGAATCTTTCTTCTTAATATCTTTATTTAATGAGCATTGAGGTAATAAACCGTAATTAGGAAATACAACCCTATCATCTTTAAAGTCTACCCTAGCTACCGCTAAACACCCATTTTTATAAAATAGGTACTTTAGATTACCTTGCCCATTGAATGACTCTTGACTACTATATATTTTATTAATATCTAAACAACTCTCTATATACTCAGTTAAACTAGATTCAGTTGCCCTATTTAAAGCTGTTACAAACCTATTCCTAATCACTTTATCATTATATAAATCACTTAATGATAAACCAACTTCAACAGGAGTAGCCACATCCTTTATAAAAGTTTTTACCTCATCTAAAGAAAAATTAGTACCCCTTCTACATAATGAATCATACAGATTATCAATACCATTCTCTAATGCATTACCTAAGTCAGTCTCTAATATATTATCAAGTATAAACCCTGTAATATTATTATAAGACAAAACTTTACGTAAGTCTACACAATAATACAACGTGTCACCATCTTCTACCCACTGAAATGCATTCTTAGGTATAACTATCTTTAGACTCAAATAATTATTATATATTGACTTATTGAAAGCGAACCAACTCAATGTACATAGATGACGTACATCACCAACTAACATAACCTCTTTAAAGAATTGCATCTGCTTTTCTAGCTTCTTTAATATAGCCTTGTTATCTCGTAATACACCCATAATCTCCCACTAATAATAATCAGATATAGCACCACCTATATCTACCTTATATGCTTCTAATATCCGATTACGTAATTTCTTAAATTCTTTCCTATGACCTTTAAAGTGACATTCTACAGTTGCATGTGCTAATTCATGATAGATAGTATTAATCGCTAATTGATTACTCATAATCCTATGTGTCCCATAATCATATACATGTCTATTATGATTCGACACACTAAACTCTATTAAACACGTATCGTCATGATACCAATATGTAATCCCTAGTAATTTCTTACTGCGACCTCTATATGCATTGATTAATAATGTAGGTTTAAAATGATATCCTAAATCCTCTATGTCTTGAATAGCCTGTAGAAATATATCTTTATACTCCATCATATCATTATCGAGATATAAAGTACTCACAATTTATTACCCTCTATATCATTATAATACACGATAATTAAACAACCTATCCATGTTATGAATCACATCGACATCGATATGCCCAGAAAAATCAAACGAGAAACCACCAATACAATCTAATGTTTTATATTTAGCAACAGCTTTATCTACATCATCAAGCATATAGTCAAATGTATACCCATTTGTATCTTTCTTCTTAGGATTTAAAATATAACGTTCATTATAATGAGATTCACGACTCATATATATCATATTCTTTTTAGTATCAATACAACATATACTAATTGTATCCTTTGTCATATCCACTGACTTATTACTATTTGGTGTTAACCCTTTTAAACCTTTAGTGTATTTATTTATCATGACAGGTAAATGCTTTTCTAATACTTCTTTATATGTCTTATATAATACACTACCACTATCTAATAAATCTGCTTTTAAATCAGACATAGTAGTAAATGTATAACCAAACACTTTTGATAGAAAACTTTTTAATTCATTTAGGTTATAATCGTCTTCATACCATGTCGCTTTAGCATCTAATGTCTTAATAGTTAACTTTAACAAATATACTAAGATATCATCGACTGTAGAAACCTTTTTACCATTTACTAAATAATATACAATAGTATCTGTTTTGATAATATCTTTCATATCAGCATAAATAAAAATATGACCTTTATTATCTTCCTTCTCATGTAATGTATCAATACTATATACAGGTGTTAATTCAACAGTACCAAACCAACCACAATCTAATGAAAGATACAACTTATTCGTGTTATAAGGTACTACATCTGTACTCTTAGCTAATAATGCTTTCTTTAGTTGAGTAATGATACCTTTATAATCACGTAACAAAGTTCCTTCATGAATCCTTGTATTAGCTAATGACTCTATAATTGTACTATAATTTGACATTAATTATTTTTCCTTTATTTTATCTAATAACACACTCTCTTGTATTGTATACCTATCTGTACTATTGATATCCAATACATTAAAAAAACTACCTTCATTAGAAATGATATATACACTACTACCATCCTCTAATGTATAAGTATTGCCAATGAATTGATAGGATTCATCCAACTCTTCTACCATAGCATCGATGTAATCGTCGATATCATCGTCTAACCCATCGTCATCTGCATCTCGTACATCCCATGAATACTCACAGTCAGTACAAAAATAAGATTCACCATTATCATGAATGTTAATATTTGTACTCCCACACTCAGGACATTTAATAGCTTTACCATCACGTAATGCCTCTAATTCCTCAGGACTAAGTTTATTCATAGCCTTATTTGTATCTTCTGTACCCATATCCTCTTCCTCTTGTTTAGAAGTATCGTCTACAACCTCATCGTCTGTTTCAGTTGTATCTACTTCCTTACCCTCAGAAATATTATACCTAGTATCATCAATAGTATCTATATTACCACTGTTAGTACTATTGGTAAATACAATCTTCATTTATTATCCCCTACAATAATTTACTTCTATATGAAAATACTGTACTGTACAATTATACAACTATACAGTACAGTATGATTAAATATTACTATTATAAAGTCCTATCACTTAACCTAGACTTAGACAGTTCTTTCCTTACACTTCTACGCTCTTTAGCAGTACCACTCCTAAGCTTTTTCATTTGCTCTTTCTTAGACTTCATTAATTCATGACTTCTTTCTTTTCTACGGAATTCTGTCCTCTTACTATCCTCAGCACGTTTAGCAAGGTCATGACCTAATTTTTTATTCTGCTTACCTACCTTACTAGAACGTACCTTATCACCATCCTTTTTAACTTGCTCTTCGTAATAAGCCTTACGCTTCTCTTTAGCTATTTTCTCCTCACGTGGAGTCATTCTAACCTTAACCTTTTTGCCGTTCTTCATAACAACTTTAAAAGCGGATTCAGAAATAACTTTCTCTACGAATACATCATCAAAGCTAATAGCATTAATTTTCTTCTTATTAGTATCCAAAGAACCAACACCTATACCATCTGTACTAGGAATTGAACCACTAGATGTAGATACACCACCTACATCTGTTCCCTCATCTGATTCCTCTGTATCTTCTGTATCAGTATCACTACCTTCTACAGAATCCTCTTTAGTATATTCATTATCGACTGCATCAATAGGAACTGCTTTACCTTCAGCAATGACTTTATAGCCACAACCCTCATTAATCTCAGTCGCATATAACCTAAATACGCTTTCAAGTGTTGCTACTTCAATGTCATCTGAGAACTTTTCAACATCATCCTCATCTGTTACAGTATATTGTACATAATAAGAACCATCATTATCAGTTGCATTCGTTACTTCATAATATTTAGGTACTTTTAATGACAAGTCCTTAACCATAGTATCTAAATCTTGATATACCCCATCATTATCTGTAATAGAGAATATGCAAGATACAATGTTGCCACTATTAGTAACTACTAAACTCTCTACTTTATAATCAAGACTATCATCCAAAGCACTAAATGTATCTTTAAGATTATTCTCGATTTGACGATATAATACTTTAAGTCTTGTATCACTCGCATCACGATATTTAGACCATGCATTAATAATAGCATTATTATTCTTTTGAATGAACCCACCTTGATATAATGCATCATCTGTATAACGCTCTAAGTCTTTATATAATGTCTTACAACTAGATACTACAAATGACGGTATAAAGGTATTATCAAAATTACCCTGTAGCGATAAATTACCACTAATAATAAATGCATCAATCGTCATATTATTAAATACCCAATCCACTACTATATTAGGATTAGCCTTAGAAGTAATCTTATTTGACCTCATAGAATTAAATGCATTATTACCAAACAATACATCAAATACGTCTTGATTACGAATAATAAGTCCACGTAAACATAAGTCTACTATACCTACATTATCAGTTGCTTTAGTAATCTCTACTTTAGCACTCTTATTGACATACACTAATTCTACTTCAATCCCATTATCAGTCAAATCAGATAAATACCACTCTACTTTACCTAATGAAGTATAAATAGTATTATTCTTAGCATTGACAAATGCATTGAAATCTTTCCCTATACTCATAAGAATATACTTAGAAATATATGCATTAAACTTACTATATGACGTAACAACAGCAGGGTCTATAATCTTAACAGTATCTTTATCAAATGACTTAGTATGATTTAATATCTTAAAGACAAACCCTTCTTTTTGTACTTTATCAACAAGTAACTCAAGATGCGTAATAATACCTTCTGTATCAATATCTACTATGTAATCACCATTATCACCTAAGAATGGTAATAGCTTATATAGCTTAGTACATTTAAACGCATTCTTTGTAATTTCATCAAAGTCATCAATAGAAATAATTTCTACACCCATACTACTAATGGTCTTATTCTTATAGTTGAAACTACATTGATATTCGACTACACCTTTCTGTAGTTTAGATTGTGTATCATTCCTTGTATACCGTAATACAAACCCATCTTTACCTAATGGAATCTCAAAATCATTTTGATTACCACTAGCCTTAGTCTTCTTAGTATTAGCAGATGCACTCGTATTAACACCACTACCTATAGTACTACCACTACTAGGTGTTTGTGTCGCACTAGATTTAGCTACATTACTATTTGTACTATTCCCTAATAAACTAGATACATTCTTATACGCTACTTTATCATCATTATTACGCATATAAGGCTTCTTAATTTGATTAATCATATCAGGGTTAGCTAATATATAGCTTTGATTATCCTTACTAAATTGACTATTAGAACGTGTTACATCTACTGATGCCTTATACCCATCTGCATCATCTACCAAATGTTTAGCACTATCAGCCCTCATGAATTTAATCTCAAAGTCATCCATGAAACGATTAAACTTACCAGCAGTACTAAACACAGTATTAGGTATAAATAATTCACCCTTATATAACCTATCTAATAATCGATTATCTGCTTTAATACCATAAGACTTAACCAATTTAGTGATATCACCACCAAATGACTTTTTAGCCGTGTCATATAACTTCTCTATATTAGGTACTACATACCCTTCATCTAATGCTTCATACCTATCTTGTACATTAGACCATACAGATTGTTTACTATTAAGTAATACATCAAAATCATCTCGTAAAAACTTAATGAAATCAATACAATGATTACATACTATATGACCATCTATCTCATATGTAGATTTAGACTCTGTATGACATATATCGCATGTTTTAGTATCTACATCGTCATACATAGCATTCGCTAGAGATTCATTAATATACTTACGAATCTCCCTATCCTTAAATAACTCTTCCATACTACCTCGTAACCTACCTCTTATCAGTTATACTTTAATATATTATCTATATCATTACATAAACTATTATATCTTGTATATTTTCACGTTACACAACATTACTAAACCTTACATATTGATAACTATGTAAATTTACGCAATATTACGCAGTCTTACACAAAATTACTCTAATTTACTAATTACTTTAAAGTACACAATATACCTATACTTTTATATATTAGATATACATTATGACATACTTATAAAATATACCCATTTCTATATAGACCTTCATTATCATTACGAGTCTTATCATATGGATACCACTTAACTTTAAATTGTGCATTTTGTAAACTATTCACATCTAAAGGATTCACAACCTGTGCAGTATTTGATGCAGTCCTCCACAAAGATAAACCATCACCATACATATAATATCGATAGCTACGCTCACTCATATAGTAAGAAGTAATATCTAAATCTATATTATACCGTACAGAACCAGCTGTATTAGTCTCACTATTGAATACAGCCATTACATTACTAGGTATAATAAAATTTTGTGTCCCTATACCACTTTCAGGAGTCTTCCATATTACATCATTGATAGCAATCGCTGATACCCTATCACGTAATAACCCTTTTGCTATATTATTATAGTTATACCCATACATACGCTCTGACACTAATTCACTACTACTTATTGCCTTTGCTGAATTAGTAATATAAAAACTAAAATCAAAAGGAGAATTAGTACCTCTAGCGGCACGCACATACCACCTAGAAATTGTATTCTTATTATTTAATAATGATAAATCATATAAATTAATAGGTAGAAAACTGCAGAAAGAATACTTATTACTTTGCCTATTATTATTCGATACCCATATATGCATCTTCAAAATTAACATAAAACTTGAATACGTATCATTCATGAAAAAATCATCATCACGATTAAGAGCAAAAGTCGTATCTGTATCAAAATTATAATTGAACCCAAAAGGTGAACCATAAATAGGAAGTTGTTCCCAAAACCTTGGTAATTCATTTTGTGATTCTAATGACCTAACACCTACTGCAGTATATACAATGCCGTCTGAATCACGATATTTAAGAGTCCCCTTATCAAACTTAACATTCTTTTTATTGATAAATGTCTTGTTATCTACAAACATAGGAAAAGGCATGCTTACAATAGCTTCATTAATCTCCTTAAAGTTATCAAAACTTGACATCCTTTCATTAATAGCTGAAAATACACCTCTATACCCATTTGTACCTTTACAACATAAAAACCGACTATGATTAAAAGAACTAGCAGAATCTTTTATGTCATTATACCTATTTTGAAAACGATGAAGTCCACCATTATTTGGATGCACTAATAAGCCATTATTCTTAAAATCATCTGAAAAATCTGAACCTTTTTTAACATCACCTATATCATAAATATATGGACGATAAAAAGTAGTATCTTTACCACCATAACCCTTAGGAAACTTTATACGTATTTTACTATTAAAGCCTCTATCTTCACTCATATAAACCTCACTACAAGAAAAAATGCATAGTATATCTCAACTATGCATTATGTAAACTTATATTTTTCATTTATCCTTCTGTAGTATCAGCTTCTGACATAGCTTTAAGAACAGCTGTGTTTTCCATCTCTTTGGACTCTTCTTCACTCGCTAGTTCTTCATTACCTTCATTATCTGTTTTAATAGCCTTAGCTTTTTCTAGTAACTGTTGTTTACGTTTTTCCAACGCAGTATTAATCTCTTCTTCTGTGAGAATACCTTTTTCTACCAACAATTCTTCAATAACAGCATGTGCAATTTGAAATGGAAATACTTGTTGAGCATACATAGTATTAATATCTTCCATTAAATAATGATTTGTTTCATTCATACGCTCAAAGATTTGTTCCATGACTTCTACAAATTCTTTACGTTTGATATTTTGATTTAACTCTTTTCTACCTTTGTCAGCAAAAGCTACTACTTTTTTCTCTTGTTTTGTATCTTTATTTTCTACCATCCCAATATACTACCCTTCTTTAACTCTTGTATCGTATTTATATAATAAGTCTTACGCTTATCATATTCTATATTATTAGATATAAATTCTTCTAACATACCTACGTCCTTATCTTGACCATAAGGCATTAACCTTTGTACAATTGTCGTATCTTTCTTTAATCGATGTAATGCTTTATCATAACCAATATGACCAGCATTATCATTATCAAACGCTATAATGAATTTATTAGATAAAGATAATAAAATCTCTGCTTGTAATGCATTTACATTTGAAGTCTGCATTGATAATACATTAGAATATACAGAACGCAACACATCTGCATCATATAAACCCTCTACAACAATTATCCAATCGCCATAAGTAAAATTAGAATCCATCATATCAAAACCATACATAGATTGTAACGCACTATAATCAATAAACTCCTTCTCTGATATACCCCTAAATACACAAGAAATAGGTTTACTGTTTAATGTATTAAATATAACTAATACAGCACCACCCATACTCTTAATAAAGTTATGATGAAAAGGAGTCAAAGATTTACGCAACCCTAACCTATCTATATCACTATACTTAAATAGTCGATAATTTTTATATGAATAATGTCTAGCTAATTGAACGTATTTACTAGCATCTAGTATTGAATCAGCACGTAAATCACAAATACTAGGTAACTCATCATATAGAACTTCTAACACTTCTAACTTAGAAAGATACCTCTCATTATTAGAGTTATAAGCTACACTCTTTTTACTCTCTAGTATGCTATCTACGTCTATAATCTTCATAAGCTACCACCAGAACCTAAACCAAATCAGTATTGATAACACATATCAATAATTAACTACCAATACATCACCTAATATGCAATCATCTACAAATAAACCACGTTTCCTAAGAGAAGTTGCACTATTTCTATATAAAATCCCATCACGTTTAACATGACTACGATAAGAACCACTCTTACCACAAACATATTCTGTAATTCCATGAGATTTGAATGTATCATCAAACTTTAAGCTACCACTAAAAGCATCATAATATCCATCACGTTTAGGGTTATCACTCAAGAATAAGCTATTACTGTAGAAATAACCACATACAATCTTTTGTACAGGCTGTGCGACAGACCTATCATATTTATCACACATATACCTAAAAGCATCTACACAATCATTTGTATGCTTCACATCAAAGGTATTATCTAAACCAAAAGCATAATCACTAGGGTCAGTAATATTGAAGTTATCAAGATTTACACGCTCTTTAAATAACTTAGTCAACATATTACGATTATCTTTCTTTGTTATCTCTTGTAAAGAAATTGGCTCACCACGATACAATGTGTAATCATACCACGTATCAATACCAAATAACCATACAGTAGAAGTGATAATAGGATTCCTCGGAAAATACAGATTATGATTCTTGAATATAGTATCTATTGCATAAAATCTACCTACTTTATCTATGACACTTGTATTGCTATAGTAATCAGTATTAGCAACATTGAACCGTACAGTAGTTTTAAAATCCCTTAATTGAAATTGCTTCTGAATGTATTCAACAAAAGAAATCAACTTTTCATAGTTATCATAGATGCCACCATTAAAGATAAGATAATCAATATCTTCGCACTGCTCAACTATCTGTAAGAAAAAGCTATGATAATAATCCGATAGATTTTCAGACGTGCCATATGTAGATGCTAATTTATTAATATGAATATCACTAATATAAGCTACTCTCATATAGATACACCTCTATTCAAATAGCTTATGAACTAAAGCTACCTCATCTGACAAAGTACAATTCTCAGTATTAATTAATAAATCAAAAGCATTGAAATCCATGTACATATAATCCTGACTATCAGATAAAACCCTACGACAAGCTTCTAATACATTTACTTCTTTTCTATCCCTAAGACGAGATAGCATTCGAGTTAAGCTAGTATAAGCAGTATTATACAAATACACACCTACTACCCTATCACCGTATCTCTCACGTAATTTATCATACTGAGTATTAGTACCACACAACACATATACTTTATCATTATCAGTAGGAATCTCGCCTACACCATAATATTTTGTAGCACCCTCAGCAGAACTATAATGCTCTACAATACAAAATTCATTTGCTACTACTCGTTTAGCAAAATCTTCCATACTACAGAAATGATATTCTACACCATCTACTTCGCTATCACGCATAGGTCTAGTAGTCGTTAATACAAACCTCTCAAATTCATTTGGATATTGTTGTAATAAACTACTCATTACACTATCTTTACCAGTACCACCCTTGCCACACAAGAATAGTATCTTACCTTTTACCAACTAACCATCACCTCCTGTACCCTAAAACTTGACATTAAATACTCCAATAAATTTAGCCTTATGCTTAGTAAAGTAATTCATCCGCACCCCTCCGAATACTAGAAATAATATCATATTCAGACACAGGCTTATACCCATTAACAAATGAATTTAGATTTAATCCACTACCAAAAAGTCTTTGATAATTACCAATACCACTGGCTAATGTAAACATCTTTGACATAGTAGCGTTTTCATAATCTACACAAAGTCGAACTATTTCATTTGTACATAAAGTAACTTCTAATGTATCCCTAAATAAGACTTGTACATTAAATTCATTCTTACAATATGTTTGATACATCTCTTTATCAAGAATTGCATCCCTTTTTGTAGAAACAGATGATACATATTGATTGAAGATATCTAAGTCAGATTTACCAAGTAATACAATCTTATTACCATTTAAAGTGCTTAGTAACGATAAATCGCCAGCACCACCTACAATATAGACTTCATCGTCATCTGTAATGAATGTATTCCATACAGTAAATAAGAAATGATTATGTACTGAAGAATCTACACCAGAAATTTTATTCAATCCACCTTTACTTAGGTATAAGTCAGAAATAAAATACTTCATATCTATCACCTACTCAGAGCATAATAAAGCATCTACTTTACCAAAACATTTAGTGATAATATACATGCACTCACCTTTATAAATGTATGGCACAATGACTACTTTATCTACAGCATTTACACTCTCTAAAGCCTTTAACAAAGAATTTAAAGCCTTAGGGTTAATCATAAATGAAGTCCCTTCTTTATATGTGCTATCATCTAAAATCATAGATAATGCTTTCTTTGTATCATATTTAATATTGTTAGATTCTATATCAATATATGAAATCTCTACTTTATTTAGAACCATATCTACACCACCAAAACCTATTTACCAGTACTACCACAACCACCACTACGTGTAGCATTAAGTACATTATCATTATCCGCTTTTAGGAACTTAGAGAATACACCTTGACAAATTCTATCACCTTTTTCAACAGTTACATCAAAAGGATAGAAATTATAAAAAGCTACCCCAATGTTGCCTTCATTATCTAAATTGTCAAAAAAATCTTTGTCCACAACACCCACGGAATTTGATAGAATCAACCCTTTTTTAATTGGACTAGAAGAACGATTATAGATATAAAGAACCTCATCATCAAGCATATAAGCCTTAATATAAGTCTTTATCATTGTAGGTTTAATGACTTCTTTATATCCATTAAAAGAAAAGTGTAACAAAGAATGTAATAAATATTTCCCTACCTGTTTCCACAAAGATGGAATCACTACATCATAAGGAGCATAAAAATCATAACCAGCACTATGTGTAGTACTTCTAGTTGGTAATTTACAATCAAACTCTACACCACTAGAACAGATTTTAAAACCCCTACCACCATCATTTCTTAACAGTTTAGTAGAAACACTACCACTTAATAGACTTAACCTCAAACCAAAACCCAACCTTTCCTATAATAAATACATAATTAAAGTTACGTAGTGAATTATTTGGTCTTCTACATAGGTAATCACACCATATCTAGCTTTTAAATTATCTACAATAAGATGCATACCAAATAAGATTAGTAGATTTAGTGATAACCCAAAAACTAAATAAAAAGGTACACAATATAAGAAACTATGTACAAATAGATGATAGTAATTTTTACCTTTAGTAGTAGCTATGAATTCACATTGTAATACATAATCACCTAATAAATGACAACCTATCAATTTTAATATTAATTCAACCAATTCATCACCACCTAACAAAAAATACACTAATATATAGTTTATTATACTATAAATTAGTGTATTTATCTACTTTACAATATTATTTTATAGTACCAATTCAGATGAATCGTCAAAAATTAATGTCACAGTATCATAGTCAAAATTACCACAATCATCACCACTAATCTCACACTTAATTGATTTGATAACCATACCATCATTATAATACGCAGTGAAGAGATTAACATAAAATTCTAAACGTTCAAATGATAGAGATGTGCTATACACATAATGTACATTATTACGATAGTTAATTAATTCATCGTATAACTCTCTAAGGTCATTAAAAATCTTTGAAGAATGAAAACAAGTACTCTCATCATCTAAAGCAAAATATAATAACATAATTTAATCCCCCAAAATTATTTAGTTATCACTACGTGCTTCAATGCGACTATTTAATTTATCCTTATATGTTTCTACATCAACATACAACTTATCAATAAAACTATCAGGAACAGTTGTGCTATCCTCTAATACAGCTTGTAATAAATCCATATCAACATTATTTTTTAAGTCTTTCATAGCTTTATAAGAGTTATTCTTTTCCTCACCTAAACCTAAAGCACCACTATGTAATACTGTAGAAGTATTTAAGAATACACCATATACTTTATACAAAAGAACGACTATCTCACTAATAGCAAGACTGATTTGTACAACCTTTGTAGCAACTTCTTTAGTCTTTTCTAAATCATTGCCAATCTTAACAAAGTTATCCTCAGTGCTATTAATATCCACCAACATCAAATCAAAATAATGTAAAATCTTATTAATTAAACCTATCATACATACCTCATATTAAATATCATTAGGATTGTAGAAAAAATATTCATCCCAAAACTCTTTATTCTCTTTACGATGCTCGTAATTATTTTCACGTCTAAGCTGTGATTCCATCTCTAAAATCCTAACATCACTAAACCAACCCTGTAATAAAACAAAAGCACTCATCAAACCTAGAATGCAATTATCATTACTAATAGTAACGTCTGAACGATATAACATTTCATTCAATGTAGTAACTAATAATTGTAGAATATATGGTCTTTCTCGTAAAGCATCTAAAAAAGTACCAAAATACAAATTGCCATCTCGATAATCAAATCGAACATTATTTACAATAAACGAAATCTTATGTTTTTCTTTTTTAGTTACGATGACAACCATACCATGTAAATCGCTCACACGCTTATAATCAATATCCTCAACTAATGAATCCAAAAATGCTTCAGCATATTTACCAAAAATAGAAAATGTATCTACATACGTAATAATAGAATAATCTATTTGTAGCTTAATCATAATATAATCTCCTTTTATATATTATTCATACTGGTATAATACAACTATATTGTATAATAAAGACTTTTGAACGTCAATAACACGCTGATTAGGTGAACCCCTAAATTTAAGAGTGATATCCCTATGTGCTAACTCAAATTTACCATCGACTAACACGTCTACATATTGTAATAATTCACGAGTATCATCTCTCCCCATTAATTCTTCAAAAGTGTAACCACTCCATAGGTATATTTTTGAGAATTTTGCCTCTGTGTGAACTTTTTTAAGAAGAGGTAACACAATACTCACGTTGCTAGGTAGGCAAGGCTCTCCACCTAAAATACTTAAATTTCTTTGTATTCCATTCTTTGATAATAGCTTAATGATATCATCTATGTATGTATTAGGTAATTCTAAACCACCATTAATATCCCATGTATCAGGATTATGGCACCCAGCACAAAAATGTTCGCATCCTTGCACCCAGAAAGAGACACATACACCCTCTCCATCGACTATATCATTTTCCTTGATTCCTGCATACCTCAAGAATATTACCTCTCTTTCTTAATATACTACCTCTTTTATAAAGAAGAATATATGTCCTATCATAACTAATAGTAGGAAATATAACAGGAATACACATAGAAGAATTAGAATCTCCATAGTCACGTAGAACATCATCAAAAATCTGTCGTAACTCTTCATCTGACATAGTATCTAGTCTATCTAGAAACCTTTCTTTATATCGCTCAATATCCATAATAAATCAATTTCCCACAAATATTTGAACTACATCTTCATATGAAACCTTGCCATTAGAAACATCTAAGGACAACTTATAAAAATCTACATAAAAACGACTGAGTATTTTATATCCATACATATAAAAAAGAACTAACAAAACAGCAGTAGCTGTCCTTTTATTGCCATCAAGAAATACTTGATTCGTAACAAGCATATAATAGGTTCGACATATCTTATCCAAAACTGTAGGATATAATTCAATACCACCATAAGTCTGATACACACCTTTAATAATTGAAGATAACAAACCCTTATCTCTTATACCAAGAACTCCACCATAGGTACTGACTAAACTATCATGAATGCATATAACATCATGTACACTTAGCATACTATTCCTCTCTTGCCATTCTTTTAAAATCTTCATCAAACTCAATCATAACTTTACGTAAAATGTTGTGCTTTTTAATACTAAGACCATCAACAATCCGTATATAACTATACTTTTTGCTTTCTTGTATATCAGAAATATCTTTTACATCCATACCTTTATACCCTATTCACCTTTAATAATAACCACAGCACTTTGTGCTAAATCTAAGTCATTATCAATAACCATCTGTGCTACAAACTGTAAAGTACTATATGTATAGCAAGCATTTTTAGATTGAATACTAAAAGATTCAATCCCATTTACAGTATCAGTAATCTTAACATCAATACCTACTAAGTCTGCAGTCTCTTTAACATCATAATCAAACACATAATCTGCAGTATATTCAATTCCGTCATCATTCTGTTTACAAGAAATAACAATAGCACCATTCATAACAACTATAGTACATTTACCACCAAACAAGTATATAGAATATCTCTTTAGTAAACTTTGAATAAAATCACTTCTAACCATACCTACACCCCCTCCTTAAATCTAAAAGTATATGTTGTACGCTCAATAACTAATTCAAAATCTTCTAAGCCATATTCTTCTTGCACTTCTTTATAAGCTTCTTTAGCTTCTTCTTTAGTAGCATATACACCTAACAAAGGAGAATTAAATACATCTGATGTAGTGATTAATACATATACTTCTTTTTCAATATTTCCCATAATGTAAACCATCCTTTTAAATAAAAATATACTTTAGGTATAAGTCCAATACCTACACCTAAAGTATACCAAAATTTACACTACTTTACAATAGTTTATCCTATTAATAGAATTGTTAATCTAAATGCAATACCCTATCTTTAATCTCAGCTGTACGACCTTGATTAAAGAAATTAGTACCTAAATACGTTTATACCGCTACTTTCGTAGTACTTTAACTCTTATATAAGACGGACTGGACTATATATTGAATATTCCCCATTAAACCTTGGTTGAACTATTCTGGTATATCTAGTCTCTGCACTTTACTTATTACTAACTTTTTAATTTCTTCTTTTCTAGACTCTAAAATAACTGGTTCATCTTTAGGAAAAGCATACTCTTTAAACACAACACGCTCTGCATACCACCTTGCGTAATATGCTTCTTCAATATCTACAAAAGTACCTATATGACAAGTTTTACCATGTAGCTTAATCCTTGCCATCCAATTACCACCACAAGACTTATAAACACCTTTATAATTAACGTTCATTTGATTTTGTGACTTATTTACAATACGTAGGTTGCTTTTTCGATTATCCAACCTATTATGATTGATATGGTCTACAAATTGGTCTGTGTTTAAAATCAATCTATGCATGAATAAACTAGAAATCCCCTTACTCCGACATGCAGAATAACCCTTAGAAAAATTCCATTTGTGATATTTAACCCTATCAATATCTTCAATATCAATATACCCAGTAGCAAGATAATTACCATTTATATCATATAAATCATACTCAGCATACTCATTGCCAATAATACGATACTCATTCAAATCTTTATATGTTCTAGGATTGCTATCTATAAAATAACCATACTTTTTAAATTGGTTATAGTGTTTATAGCATAACCTCATCCCATGAGTCCTAACTAACTTATGTTGATATTTACCACACTGCTGACATCTATTATCTGACATATAATCACCTCCTTCTATATTTTATTTTTTGTTAGTAATAAGTCATAGCTCAGGATTACCATATCTACAAGACTTAGGCTTCCCCTGAATTTCTACCATTTTACTGCGGCTAAATTTTATCTACCGCAAACCCGACGACACACGTTCATCTTTGATTGGTCAGTATTCCCACAATTAGGACATTCCCAATATAACGAACCTTCCTCACCTTTGATTATCATCTCACCATCAAATCCACAACAAGAACAGTAGTCTGATTTTGTGTTTATTTCAGAATACATACTATGGTCATACATATACTGCATAAGCTGAATAACAGCACCTATGTTATCTTGCATATTAGGAACTTCTGTATAGATAATTGAACCACCTAAACTTAATTCTTGGAATTGACTCTCAATAGCTATCTTATCAAAAGCACTTACTTCTTCCCTCACAGATAGATGAAACGAATTTGTGATGTAATCATGGTCAGTTACGTCTTTAATGATACCAAACCGCTTACGTAATGTCTTAGCAAAACGATATGTCAAACTCTCCATAGGTGTACCATATGGTGAGAACCCTAAATTATCTTCATCTGACCACTCTTCACATTTTTTATTAATGAAGTTTAATACGTCTTTACAGAATTGTTGTCCTTCCACTGTTTTATTAGATTTACCTAACATAGCAATACAACATTCACATAAACCACCATAACCAAAACTGATAGTCGCATAATCTTTAAGTAAAAGCCTATCAATAACCTCACCTTTACCTAATCGTGCAATTGCACCATGTTGCCATAAGATAGGTGCTACATCTGAACGAGTCCCTTTTAACCGTCTATACCGAATCAACTGAGCCTCATGTACTAACTCAGAACGCTCTTCCATAAGTTCCCAAAATTTAGCCATATCACCTTTAGCACTTAACGCTACATCTACTAAATTAAGTGTTACCACACCCAAATTCATGCGGCCATAGTATTTATGATACTTATGTGTATCCCAATTCTTAGCCTTAGCTAAATTCTCTTTAGCAGTATCTACACTTAAAAATGACCTACACTACTGGTGCGTATATTTCTATACTTAAAACCAGTTGGACTATCTCTTCATTATTATTAATATTAATAATGCGATGCACTTCGAATAGTACGTCTCTACTCTACTGGCTTACATTCATCAGCCATAGTCTCTACACCCTCTGTAACATACCTAATAATATCATAATTTGTATGGTTCGGAATTCGACCCTTTAGTATCCCTTCCAACCTCCTTCTATTTATTTGTAAAACATCTGATGCACTTCTAACACTCTTATAAATAACCCCATCAACTTCAATCTCATGACTTCGTTTTCTATTTGCATATAGACCGCTATCATATGCATGTTTTACATTTTCAGAATTAGTACATAATTCTAAATTAGTTAAAATATTATTAGTTTTTACTCCATCTATATGATTAACCACTGTTTTATTCTTATCTTCAGACGATAAAAAAGCATCTTTCATCAATATATGAACTCTAAAATGTATAGGCCTTTTATTTACCCTTAATACAATCTGCTCATACCCTAACTGGTCAATATAAGACTTTATAACTCTATTTGTTTTCTTATTCCTTACAACACCTAATTCATCTATTGTATAATTAGGTGCTTTATGTATAATTGTTACCATCTTTACCTACTTTCTGTAGGTATGTTACAGCTTGGCACGGTATTATCATATCCCATAGGACTTAGATTCCCTTACTCATAATATTATTTCTAATTTCTGAACCGTTAGCTAGATATTTTTTATACCTAACACCTGTTTTGTAATACAGTTCACATCGTTTTACATGAGCCACAATATTAACCCATCGGTGGAAATACATCACCATTTTTAAGCTTCTTAATAACCTTAGTGGAGATATAATCAGGCACTAACCTCTTAGCACTACACTTAGCACTCAACTCTGTTAAATAAAAATATTTACTACCTCTAGTGATATTACATTCATCTAATGCATAAATCAGCTTAGGGAAGGCAGGACTAATGTATACCCCATCTGTATTTTTTACACCCTGTATACGCTGTTTTAACATCTCCTCAATACATAATGCTAAATCTTCACGAGAATTGCCATCTTCTACATCTGTCAAGTTCATAAATACAGTTAAAAATGGAGCCTGACCATTCGTTGTCATCAAGGTCAAAACTTGATATTGTAATGTTTGTATGCCAGCCTCTACATCGCTCTTAACCATGTCTTGAATTAGGTCTTCACTTGCAGTAGGAAACTTCTTCCTAAATGTTTTACGAGATTCTTCTACAAAAGGTGATAAATGACCTAATGTAATCGATTGTCCACCGAACTGGGAACTAGCCACTTGGGCAATGACCTGGCTAGCTATATTACAAGCAGTACTAAATTTATGAGGTTTATCAATCCTCACATTCGATATGACAGTACCATTTTGTAACATATCTTCAAGATTAATTAAACAACAGTTATACATTCTCATAGATACGTAATCGTTATCCGTTTTGATAAACTGACTATATCATCATCCTCAAATAAGGATGCCTTGTACTTCGAGCATTATATTTCAACAATACCCTACTCTACTCAATTCCACTAGACTCAATGTCTAATGCTTTTTCGATAGTCGATTGACCTTTTTTAATATCTTTAACTTCTATACCATTATCAATAAATAACTTTATAACCTCACCATTTGATGCCCTACGTATTAATTCGTCTGTATAACTCTGAGATATACCTAATACCCCTTTTAAATCCCTACGTTGCAACAAATCACCACTATAAAATATTTGATAACGATACCTCGGATTAGAAGAACCACTATTACAACCTCTAAGCAACTGAGTAGACGATATCTTAGAGGAAACCCTACCCCTAAAGTCATCATCTAACCATCGCCTAGAATTGCTTAATGAAACATTCCTTAAACCATTCTGTATTGCATGAATATTATTATGTCTCTGAGTACACCACTCTAAATTTGTATAATGATTATTAAGTTTATTCCCATCTATATGATTAACAACATTAAATCCACCACTATTATCACAAAATAACTTAGCAACGATACGATGAACTTTTTCCCTATGCTTCTTCCCTTTATTATGCATAGTTACAGTCGCATAACCAGTAATTAAGTCAGGCTTTAAAAACTTTTTACTCTTCTCAGAATAAACCCTACCGTCCTCATACACTAAATAATTATAAAAATATCTTTTGCATCTCATACAATACTCCTAAAATATTAAAACTTGGCACAGGATTGTACGTAATACCGTATCAAAATATTACATAGTTCCCCTGTTAGCAGAAATATTAATGTGTCATTTCCTACACACTATATAATAAATATTATACTATCTCTACACCCTCTTAGAGGTTCACAAGGTTTTCCATAACACCTTACGATGTTACGCCACAATATTCTTATGGATATGTAACAAACCATTATCATGTGCTTCTACTAAATGCCTAGGTAATATCTTCCTACGCATTATATCAGTACTAATAGCACCAGCCATGTAATCACGTTGCGTTGTTAGCAGTTTTGAATCCTTATTACTATTTTCAGTAGACCAATAATCATTACTGTCTTCTAATATTTCACTAACTACCTTATCTACAGTCGTCTCACGACTCATTGTACGACTTTCACGATATAAAATATACGCTTTAGCGACATCATTATACTTACTATCTAATAACGTATTCTCTACGATATCTTGTATATCTTCTACGCCCAATACTGCATCATCTAATACTTCATATTCATCTAACACAGCATTAATAGCATCATTACATACCGTGATATACTCACTATCAATACTATCATGTAAACTACTATACGCACTTAACATAGCATTGAATACTTTACCACTATCAAATACTACTAACCGCCCATCACGCTTTAAGACCATATTATCTTGTTGTACCGTATCTTGTATCTCTTCCAACTATACCTCCATATACCACATATAATACTAATATATTAATACACCACATCATGTAGAAATATCTATTGTTTTCTACTAGGTTCTACTATATATAGTGATGTACAACCAACTACCAATACCAACATACCTCATATCTGTTATGTAGTGTTATGTAGTGTTATGTAAGATAAATACTTGTTATGTAATGTTAAGTATGATTAGAAATAACTAGTCTTGACTCTTAGTCCCTTCGATTTGATACGTCCACTATACTATGTACCCCTACCTCACTAGCTAATTCAGCCATGACTTCTAATACACCATTTCGTGTCTCTACATCACGATACACAGTCTTATCATCAACTATATCTAATTCATACATCATACGACCATAACTATAATACTCTACTGTATACCTTACTATCTCTATACCATTATCTTCATCATACAACCCCTTACGACCATCCAATAACCCTTGACTTAATCGTAATTGTATCATACACACATCCCACTCACGATACGTCTTATCACCATATTTGACATCGCCTACACAATGACGACAATAAACATTGACTATATCTCCACCTACTGTAATAGTTACATCACCATAAATAACATTTCCTAATTTATCTTTTACTAATTCTACTATATCCATATAAATCTCCTACAATAACTTATCTATGATACCATACGTACATCTATCCTACGTATCCCTACTAAATAGTAACTATCACTCAACTTACCTAGTACTTCCATTACCTTACTATGATTTAATTCGTTACCATCACTACCCCTTAACCCTATAGCTACTTCTTCAACCCTCTCACTTAATTCATATTCATTTGATTCACTGACTTTTAAATAGCTATTCTTTGTAAATTGTACCCTCTCTATAGAGCCTAGCTTATTAACATTAGCGTTATACCCTACCACTATCAATCCCTTAAACTGATGCTGATACCCTTTCTTACGTATACTGACATGATTATATATCTCTACCCTATCACCATATACCCATATACCTACATCACCAAATAGTACCTTCTCATACTTAGCTACTATCCGACTTAACAATTCTTTTAATCCCTCATTATAGAATTTAGTATCTATATCCTCTATAGCTTTACTTACTACACCCTTCAATGCAGTGTTGATATCTTCTGTATTCATTACCTAATCCCCTTTTTATTTAATCATTCGTATCATACCAATCATCACTTGACACGTTGCTCCTAGTATAGATACTGATTACTTGATACCCATGTGTTGCATAAAATTCCCCATCTGTAGCACTATCTGCAATTTCTTTATTACTATGTATCTCACATAACAACATATCTTTTACACTAGACATATACCACAACAAACCTAACCTCTTACCTACATTCTCACACACACTATCACTACGCTTTGTATCTAATACAAATGTTACTCCTTCACTACGATATACTTCTGTAGTGTACCCTATCTCATATAATCCTATACCATTTTCAGCTAACTCTTCTAACAAATATTCAGTAGCATCACTCTTCATTAAATCACTATGTGTATCAATCAATAATGTACCCTTTACCTCTTTTAGGTATGTGACACCATCTACCTCATCCCTATTTGTTTTAATACATTTTACCTTTATGATATCTGCCCCTACTTCTACATACACATTACCAAATATAACCCTCTCTAATCTCCCTAATAAATTTTCAATCCGTCCCCTCAATTTACCTTCTACTCTATCTAACATACTCCATCCACCCTTTCTTTAACCAATATTTACAAATCACTTTATTCTATTGTCTTCTATCGTGTCTTCTTTTTGTCTACGTTTAGTCTTACATAGTGTCACTTCATCTCTTACCATCTCTATTAATTAATTAGCTATCCTCGCATCTATAGTAACACTTCTAACCTATATTACTAACCTAATTAATTAACACAGTTACTCTCTTGTACAGCTTTTCCATTCCTATACTCTACCCTCTCTTACATACAATCACACATATTATCTCTTCCTTCTCTATATGCCACTATTCCACACCGTATGTAATCCAATCTAATATAATCAATCCATTCCTATGAATCCTATCCAACGAATCCATATTCAATGAAATCCTATGAATCCATTCCTATGAATTTTATTTAATTATATCAATCAGTCCTATGATATCAATTCCTCTATTAATATCATATCTTTCTGTGTTCTTATCTAATATTATTCATTAATATATTATCAATCAATTCATTAACTGATATTAATATTAATCATCCATCCCTACCCAAAAAATATAATTCTTTTCTTCGCTAGAAGAAATTAATTATATTCATTATTATGTTTATCTTCTTTATGATTAATTATATTAGTTATTGTATGATTATGATTGTCATTATGAATAGTATTAGTATTATCCTTATGTATGTTCTTATGCTTTGATTATAGTGTAGTCAGAATCACTACACTTAGTAATAGTACTATTAGTATCAATAACCTATATGCTATTGATATACCTATCATTACTATGATTAGTAATAGTATGATATCTATCCACCTAACCATGTATTAGTACCTTTTCCTATTGAAGTCTTTGGTAATCTTATCTTCATATATCCTACCTACTTCTACATCTAATTCATGATTTTCTATGGTATGCCTATTCTTAGTTTTATCACCTACGACAATAACCCTTGTATTCTCACCATAAGCACTATACTTATTTGTAGCATAACTTTGTACATACTCGTGAGTAGAACCATCATATGCAGTAAATAACAAAGAATTAACAGTATCTCTAGTACGTATTAGTAATTCTTTTAATTGATATGCATTAAAAGCCTTCTCTCGCCAATCCGTTAATGATTCAAATAACAATGTACCATCTTCTACCATGTAATCCTTATCAGCTATTTTACATAGGTTATCTTGATACATAACAAGACATTCATGATTAGAAAATTCTACACTCCCTAAGTCTTCTAGTAATAAATCAACATCTGACCTAATTTCATCACACACAAACATCACCTACTTTCGTAAAAGTAAAAAGACTAGATAACTGATTATTATCTAGTCTCTATTATACTACATATGAGTCTTATTTGAAATTACTTTTATATAATTTTTTTACATAATATCCTTTATATAGATATGCTTTATGATTACGACATTTATATTTATCACAGAAATCTTCCTCTGATAAAGTATTGTAATCAGATAAAATTACTTTTAAAGCTTCTTTATTGTATTTAGACTTTCTGCCACGTTTTTCAACATAAGAAACAGTTTTAGTCTCTTTAGTATTTTCTGTTTTAGTAGTCCCATCACTACCAAGAATATCAGCTGTAGTATCGCTCGTAGTATCATTAGTAACCTTTTCCTCTACTGCAGAAATAGTTTTAGTATCCTGTATATACTCACGTAATCCTAAATGAAATGCCATAGCATTGTCAACTAACTTCAAGGTATTGCTACCTAAAATAGTTACGTAATCTTTTAACTCATGCGTATTAACAAATCGCATCTGCTCAAGCATAATACATGTATTTGTACCATTTAACTTGAAATCTACATGCGTTTTGATTTTATCCCCTTTACCAAACTGACCAGTAGACATAGGTGCGATAGTACAGATTTGGTCAATCGTTCTATTATCAGATACAACCACCCAAGGTCTACGACCATATTCAGCGTAATCAGAACGATTATACTTAGTAGTATTGAATTGTTTTTTATCTTTTGACTCATCAATATTGTAAATGAATACCATCCCTTTTAATACTCGTGTATACTCAGATGTATTAATTGTGTTTGTAATAGTGTTGTTATCCATTTTAATCTTCTCCGTTAATTTTATCATAGTGTACATTAATTAAATTGCCATCTTCATCGAAATCTTCGACATACAATTCATTAGGTTTATTAGTACGGAACATCATACTATACCCATTCCCTACTTCATTTCTGAAAATGTAAATTTCATCTCCTACTACATTCTCAGCAATGTGTAAACCATTTTCTAGTGCTAGAATATCTTCTAGATTTAAAGCACTATTAATTTTGCTTTGTAAATCTTTTTTCATTGACTGACTTACCTCCTTTGTAAATTACCACCCTTATTAACAATACTAAAGGGTACATTCATATATTACCATATGTGTAAAGAAATGTAAAGTCCATAAATAAAAATAGAGGTTAAGACTGCTTCTTATAGTCCTAACCTCTAATATAATATTCTAATATAATAAGCGATTATTCACCTTATCATACATTACTAATTTCCCACTACCATTAGCATAATAAGGAGATAAGTTCCCATGCTCATCACCAATATATACTAAGTTTGTTCGAGTATCATATAATAATACATACCCATCTACTCGACCAATACGCTCAAACACATTAAGTGAAATCTCACCGTCAACAACTTTTGACTCTATATTGTATAATTCTAAGTCACCAGACCTAATTTTATAATGAAGATACGCATCCATAACTAATGAATACACCATAGATACAAACGCTAATATTAAAAACAGAATAACTAAAATCCTTGTAAAAGACGGCTTATATGTGAACTTCATACTATTACCCCCATATCAATAATATTTCATGATGTAATCGTCAAACTTCATTTTAGTACTTGTATCAACAACAGCATATGCATTTTCAATCCACGGATAATCTTCAGATAACCATGCGTAACCATTATCGCCCCAATCGTTACCCCATGAGTTTAATAATCTCCAATGAAATTTATTGTTAATATAAGACCAACCAGTGATAGTTACTGCATGACCACCATAATTTACTACGTCCCTAGTAGAGTCATACTTAACAATACCATCACTACCTACATCATAAAAGCTATCAAAAATAGGTATGCCTGTAATTATAGCCTTAGTAGTTACAATAGCTACTTGTATCTCACGTCTAGAACTACACACATAATAGGAGTCTATTTTAAATTCATCTGCCTTTGTGCGTAGAGAATCCATATTACTCTCTACAAGACTTAAAGCCTCATTTGTTGTATAAAAACCAGGCAAGTCATTATACAACACAGAACCAATATCTGTGCCACCTTTTAAGCATGTACGTAAATACATCCCCTCAAAGTTCTCTTCTTTAGGTCTAAGACCATAATTAAACGCAGGAGATAAAGGTAATGTCAATGATGATTGACTATTATCAGACTCCTGTAAATATCTAACTGCACTATAAGAGCAAGCACAACACATCTGTGAAGAGCCTTGATTGTATACAAAAGGAAAAGTATCACTCTGATACTCATAAGGAATATTAACAGAACCTAATCTAACTAAGTCCTTGAACTTATAATCTCTACTATCATAAGGAGATACTAATAGACCACTACCTAGATTCGTATTTACCAATGTAAACTACCCCCAACTATACCAACACTTCAACATCAATTCTACTTATTCGTTTCAACGTATCTTGCAAGTATAGTTTATTTACAATGTCTTTACTTTCTAACCGTAAATACTCTTCAGTCTCTCTATAGATAGTATAGCTGTATCCATCATGATACACGCTACTTTGTACGATAATATCAAACTCAGTGTAATAATCTTTTAAATTTTCATCTCGATATCTAATATGCTTACCAATAATAACACCCTTAACAGTTTTATAAGAACCCTCAAACCTCAAAGGCTTTTTAATAGTAACCACATCGCCTATATCAAAGACACCATCCCTAATATTTGTCAATGTTGTTGACAACTTAGTCCGTATCTCTTCATAGGTATTATTTTTTAATATATCATCTAAGGAATCTACCTTAAAGATTTTAACTAAATCAGAATCAGTATAATATGAAGCATACCCTCGTATTAACATTACTTTATTACTGTAATCTACAGCATCTGACAATATGCTACCCATAGTAATATAACCCCTTTAATTAATCACTAATCTTTGTAACGTCAGATACCGATACCTCATATACCTCACGCTCTAAAGTAGAACCATCTTCAAATTTCTTAGTGTATACCCTTGACTGAATCCTACCACAAAACTCAATCTCTGTACCTACACCCATTTTTGACACATACCTAGCATTTCTACCCCATACAACACATGGTATGTAATCAGATTTATTATATAACCTATTTACAGATAAAATCACATCTGAAATCTCCCTACCACCAGGAGTCTTTCTATGTACTACCTCTTTACAGATAAACCCATGTAATGCAATCTTATTTGTAAAATCATCTGCAGAATCTAATACTTCAATTTCCTTAGTAAATAAGAATAAACGTAAAGAAATCTTTCCAGTATCAGTATTATGCTCGTTAAATGACCTAAATTGTCCTTCCACAGAAACAATAGAGTCTACTTGTATTTTATTTACGTTAAATACCCTATCAGATATTTCAACTTTGATAATATCTGATGCACTGCTATTTAACCTAGGAACTCTCACAGAGAATTCATAGAAATCCTCACCATGTGTGCTATGATGAATCTCTGGACTACTAACCACATAACCTACAATCTTAGCTGTATTTGTTGCATTGTTAGTAACATCTGAGATAACGCAACTCATATATGTTACTTCCCCTTTTGTACTCTAATAAAATCTATTAATATAATTTCTTATATCGTATGTTCGCTAAGACTATATATAAACAAATGACTATCCCTCTAAAGTACCTAAGTCGATGACAGCATCTATATCAATGGTCTCCCCATTAAAATTATCATCAATCTTACCATAATGAATCACAGAATCAGGCAGTAAATCCCAAGTAGAAATTTCATCCCAAAAGATATTACCTTCTTCATTCCTTACAGCTACATTTGTTTCATCTTTATAAGGACGAATCTCCACTACTTCCCCTATAAAGGAAACAAATGTATTATGCTCAACCCTGTCACCAACTTTTAACATGTTATAACCCCTATTCTGAATATATTAATTTATTTTTATATTCAAACAACTCGCCTAAAGTAATGTTATATAAAGACCTCATATCTTTCATATGAAAGCAATCTTTATATTTAGAAAAGAAAGACCTATCCTCTACATAAGATAAACCATAATAACGTAATGTACCTTTTAAGTTCATCTTATTACCTAACATATCTACTTGTTCAATAGCATCTTTTATTGTATACTTACTATCTAATTTAACATTTCTATCTCTAGCGACCACTAAACACAACATAATATATATTCCCCCTCCATTATATAAAAAAGAGTGTACGTAAAACATACACTCTCTAATCATTTTATTATATTCTTATAGTTCTTTATAACCACTACTAGCTAATACACCAGAATGTAATTTCATATTCTCTAATAACATTGCATTTATACGCTTTTTAATAGAAGAACGTAATTTCTTAGCTAACTTTTCCTTAGCTAACTCCTTACCAATGTTGACATCAAACACATCACTTTCTTGACAACGTGCTTTTGCTTTATAAGTACTTTTCATTTTAATTCGCTCATAAAAATTAAAAGAATAATCACTTAAAGTTACTTGTGATTTATCTTTTGCTAACTTATCAAAAGCATTTACAGCTAGGAATTCACACCGAGTATTATAAGCAGTCACTACTTTTTGTTTTTCATCAACTTTAATAATAACAGGAACTGTAAATCCTTTAAAAATCGTAATTCTTTCCATCTTTTGTACCTCATATATAACACAATATATTAATGGTGCCTGTAGTAGGAGTCGAACCTACAAGAGTGTTACCTCAACAGATTCTAAGTCTGCCATGTTTGCCAATTTCACCATACAGGCATATACGCATACTTTTTGAAGAAGTATGCAAAACTTAAATGGTACTCCCAGCTGTAGTCGAAACAGCATTAAGCCATTATAAGTGACTCGTTTTAACCATTAAACTATGGGAGCATGTTGGTGACCCTAGACAGACTCCTGGCACTACCCCAATCACAAACGTGATGAGATTTTCCACCCAATAGTTGCATATATTAAATTTTAATATATGTCTTACACTATGACAGTAGACTATTCCCCATATGCCCTACGGTTCTATATATTGAAATTATACTAATCGTAATCCTTCATTCAAAATATTAGTCGATGCATTAATATCTCTATCATGAATTGTTCCACAATTAGGACAAATCCATTCTCTTACATTGAGATTTTTAACATCTGAATTTTTATGCCCACAATTAGAACATATTTGTGATGATGAAAAATATGTACCTATTTGTACAAATTTCTTCCCATACCACAAGCATTTATACTCTAATTGTCTACAAAACTCATACCAACTAACATCTTGAATTGATTTAGCTAACTTATGATTCTTTATCATATTCTTAACTCGTAAAGTCTCTGCACAAATAACATCATAAGTTCTAACTAAGAATGTGCTTATTTTGTGTAAATAATCTTTACGAGAATTAACAATATATTCATGAAATCTTGCAAGTTTTACCTTAGCTTTCATGTAATTTTTAGAACCATAAACCTTACGACTTAATGATTTATGTAACATTTTAAGTCGCTTTTCGTTACGAACTAAAAATTTAGGATTTTCAAATTTAGTCCCATCATTCAAGACACAAAAGTCTTTTAATCCCAAATCAATACCACAAATTTGATTGGTTTTCTCAAAAGTGTTAATACCAACTTCAGATGAAATACTAGCAAAATATTTTCCACTATGAGATTTAGAGATAGTGATATTATTGATTTTGGTCAAACCTTTAAAATTACTTTTATCTCTAAATCTTACCCATCCAACCTTAGGAATCTTGACTCTCCTTGAATCTATATCTAAATGAATATTCTTATAAGTACGATAGGAGTTTTTACCTTGTTTTTTAGATTTAAACTTAGGATGCCCATCGCCCTTATAGAATCTTTGACACGCAAAATCTAAATCTTTAAGACATTGCACTAAAGCTACAGCATCAGCATCTTTAAGCCATTCTCTATGTCTTTTTAATTCAGTAAGAACTTTAGACATATTATAAAAACCTAAGGTAATATTGAAGTTTTTATACAACTTTTGCTTTAAATTTAACATAAAATTGTATATGTATCTAGTACAACCAAATGTCTTATCAATTAAGACTTTCTGCTCTTCATTCGGATAAATCCTAATTTTAAAACTCTTATTAAAATTCGTATTCACAAGGTACACCCCCTTTCGTACAATAAATGGTGACCCTAACTGGAGTCGAACCAGTGACACATGGTTTAGGAAACCATTGCTCTATCCACCTGAGCTATAGAGTCATATTGGCGGAAAGAGTGGGATTTGAACCCACGGTGGGAATATTTTCCCACTCTTCCTTAGCAGGGAAGTGTAATAAACCACTCTACCATCTTTCCGTGCGTAATTGGCAAACCTTAAAAGAATCGAACTCTTGTTTCTAGATTTGGAGTCTAGCGTGTTACCACTACACTAAAGACCTATGGCGGAAAGGAGAGGATTCGAACCTCCGTCACATCTCTGTGAAACGGTTTTCAAGACCGTCACCTTAAACCACTCGGACACCTTTCCATATAGTAGTTTTTAGAATAGCTAGTAAAATCTAGGTAACTACAAAACCTTGATAAAGTTTAATCCATCTAGTACAGTATTAACAGTTTATCTAAAACGTAAATACAAATACAAAACTAGCTTATTGTGATTATATCTCGTTCCACAACCACATATATAATTATACATGATGAATTAAGTTTTGTAAAGTAATAATTAAACAATATCTCCACCAGTAACTTGTAAACGTTCTTCATTTACAGTAGAGATATACTTAGAATATAAGAATGTATTCTCATCTTTAAATTGTTTGGAATTAAATCTATCTTTAGAAATAGATTGTAACTTGACAACATAACCCCCAATGATACATTCTTCTTTACCACTATCCCTAAGAATATCTTTCAATTCTCTATTTAATTCTTTTACCTCAGCATCAAGAATAGAAATTTTGTTTTTTAAATCCTTATACTTTTTTACTTTAGCTAGTAGTTCTTTTTCATCCATAATACAATCTCCTTAATAATTTTAACCCTTTGTAGGTATTTCTATTTTTATATATGTCTTTTTAGCTTTATCCGTAGAGTAACTGAAAGAACCAATCTCTGAGTCTAGTTTAGCCTCTACATCATGCTTTAAGACATCATACTCAACAGACGTACTTACACCATCTTTTGTAACTACATTTTCTAATCCAACTTTAAAGTCTTTTCCTTCTTTGTCGTCTGAAAATGTTGCAGTAAATTTCATATCATTACTGTTATCCATAATATACCACCAAAACTAAATTAAGTCAACTCAATATTACAAAATATTACAGCTATTTACTTTCGCAATAAAAAGAATTATCACCAAATAATCTTAGTTTTTCCTTCTCTAAGTCTATAACCTTATCTTTTAGTGAAGCTATTTCTTTAAGAGTACTACAAATCTCTTCATTAATTTGATTGTATCTATCAACCCTACTAGATGAGTCTTCAATAGATTTATAATAATCAAATATCTTATCTAAAGAAACATCTTTAAAAATATCCCTACTAAAGGGAAAATCACCTATGTATATGTTCATAATAAAATCACCACCTTTGTAATAGATTGTACCACACTTTACAAAATATTACAAATAAAAAGAGGTGTGATATAAAACCACACCTCAAATAGAAGAATCTTAATGTTCTTCACTAGATAAGTAGATACCACTTTTAGTAGTAACTTGACTAGCTTCCAACTTAGCGGCTTCTTCTACCAACTTTTCAATCCTAGCAACAGCTTCTGTTGCATATTTTTTAACTTCAGGCTGTGTAGAATGACGTGCTAATTGTGTTAAACGATACAAAGAGAATTTATCACCTTGTTCAGCATGTTTAACCAACTCAGTCCAAGTCCAATCGATACCAACATTACTATCAACATTAGTACCCAAGAAACCTAACAACCTATTCATTTCTCTATCCATGTTTAATTAACCTCTAGAAATTACTTAAAACTGATTATGAAAAAATATCACCTAAAGCTATATATAAAGAACTGAAAATACTAATATTAAAAAGCCTTCTTCAATGTGAAAGCACTTACTGTATCATTATCTAAAGCAATACCATCAAGACTTAAACGCAACGTAGCTACACCAAAACCATTAAATGTACTTAATACTTGTTTAATAGCATTTGCACTCATAGAGATTGAACCAATATCAAAGATACCACTCACGTCCAAAGCATCAAGTTTAATAGTAGAATTCCCTCTACGTGAAATAATCTCAATATTAACAGTATCTTTGAATGTAATATTGATATCACCAGTAGTCTCAGGTAGATTACATGCTAAATCAATGATTTTTCGTAAATGGTCTAAAGATACATCACATTTATTATCTACAACCATACGACCATATACAGACTGCTGAATAGAATTATCTTCTAAAACAAAAGCCTCAGTCTTAAATACAAATGTATCACCACAGTATAAATCCCCTTTTGAATTAAGAGAAATGTTATCACCACTATCAGAGTTAGCTAATAAAGCTAATAATTTACAATCAGCTAAATGTAGTCTAAAACCACTACCAAAGTTATCAGCACATGTTAATTTAGCCATGTTATTATAAGACTCTACAGTAATTGTATTATCCTTAAAGGACAAAAAACGACTCCTACCACCAGCCGTCTGAGAGTAATTAAACAATCTCTTAATATAAGAAATTAAATTCTCCCTATTAGAAGTGTGATTATAAGTAGCATCATAAGTATGATTGAAACGTGATTCTTCTGAGTTATAATTATCTACCCTAACCTCACCACCATGTACTGCGATAGTATATTCTTTAGTTACACCACCATCTGACTCTTTTGTACGTTCAATTACAGTAAACACATTACCACATAATTTTACAATACGTGCTAAAGAACCAGACGACAAACAGATAAAATCAGTAATAAATTTATCACTATTCAAAGGCTTAACAAACTTAGAAATATTACGTTTGTTATCAGATAACATAAATTTAACATTACCTTCTTCTACCTTGAATGTAACTAATTTACCTTCATAAGAGTTTTCACCACCTGACTTTAATACATTAGAAATATTTAGAATTGTATTAATTTCTTTGGTGGGAATTGAGATATGTATCTCTTCTGAAAACTCATCAATAAATGAATCTTCTACACCACTATCAGTATTATCATCTAACCCTAAAACTGTTTCAAATTCATTAACTTCATCTAACATCATATCTTCGCTCATCTTTTGTGCCCCTTATCTAAACACTAATCTTCTTATTACCAACTTTTACACGATTATAACATTCAACAGCTTTATCATGTGTAATAACACCATCTTTTAATAACTCTGTATAATGCTTCGCTACCCATATAGGCTCATAGTTAAAGTAGTCTTTTTTCCTTGTGTAAAACTCACCATCTTCGCCCTTTTGAGTACCACTCATAACACGTAATAGGTATTTATCTTCCTTAATAAGGTAAAAACCACAGTCATTAAGAAACTCTTCTGTATATTCCTTGATATTATCTACCTTTTCAAAGATATTAATAGCAAAAGTACCATCTAACTTTAATGCATTACAACTGTTATAAATTGTATCCCTATAAAACCCATCTACCCATGAATCATACGTATTGAATTTAACATATGATTGTGTATCAGATTTTGAATATTTTTCTGTATCAAAATATGGTGGAGAAGTAAAGCTAATATCAAAATAATTCTCATATTGAGGATAATTATCTACAGTAAAATCCTCAGAGCCAATTCTATTAACATATGCTTTCTTAGTTAAGCCAAAACGCATCTGCATGAATTCAATAAATTTATTACAACTATCAGCAGTATTAGGGTCTATACCTATATACTCTGCAGTATTCTTAGCAGTAAAGAAACCTAATAATCTACCACCAAACCCACTTGATGTATCTAACACTCTACAATTATCTTTTCCATATAACTCGTATATAGTTTTAGCAGTAGCGGGTCTGAAATTTGAACAATACCCTGCACCAACAAAAGCGAACATACTTCGCATATCATTAGGTGATTTGCCATACTTCAAAAGCTTACGTACATATCGTGTAAAAGATTTTTCTGAACTCTTACAAAAATCTCTCATACAACAACCTTTTACTTTATCAACATCCTCTAATTCTGGGAAGAAAGTCTGTAGAACTGAAACACCAAAACTACATATACCAAAGTTGCCATCTGAGTATATACCAGAAATATTTAATGACATTAATGAATTTACGTTATATAACATGTAATCATCATTATAAATTAACCTAGCTACCTCATAGTTTTTATCTAAAATCCATTTCTTGACTATAGACTCTAAATGCAATCTCTCATCATCGCTAGTGTTAGTGTCTTGATATCGCATGAATATATCATACCCATGATTTATTTGAAAATCTTCAAATAAATATGTATATTGATTTTCTAATTTAAAAGCCATATAACACTAAACCTCATTAATATATTTTAACAGTAATTCCCTACAGTCATTAGGTAACTTTTCATCACCCATGATAATATTATAAATCCTATCAGAATCCGTCTCAGTAGTATCTACTAACTTATCAGCTAGATTTGATAAAACATCTTGTAACGCATTCATACTACTAAATGTTTTCTTATTTAAGATATACTCACTAGCAACATCTTTATAATCCCTATGAGCAATTTCAATCCGTCTAACTTCCTTAGGATTATTTATATCATCTATAATGACAAAGTTAGGCTTCCTTGTGAAATTATAGTTATGAGATGTACCCCTAAGAACAGAACCATGCCTAACTATCTTTGTCGAACCTACAACGACATCATTATAATCTTCATGGTCATGCCCCAATACTACTAAATCATACCCTAAATCTAGTATATTAGTATCTGTTAAGTTGTGCTTTTCGTCTGAAAGAAAACCACTTTTACCATAGAACATATGTGCCAATAATATATTATTACTAAAAGACTTATCAGCCTTAATCGGATATTCAGTATAATCAACTGCAGTCAATAATACTGTATCATTGATAATAACCCTAGTATCCAAATTAATATGTTCTAAGACACCCAACTTAAATAAAATCTGAATAGGACTTTTATCTAAATTTTCTAAGGAGTTCCTAACTATATCATGATTACCTAAGATAGAGAAACACCTCATGCCTTCTTGCTTAAAACGTAATAATATGTCAGCTAACATTGTAATAGGTTCAAACGGACATTGAACCCTATTAACAACATCACCCTCAAAAAATACATACTTAACATTTTCATCAATGCATTTATTAAGAATATCTACTAATTTATCTTTAAGAGTTGTAATGATATCATCAACACGTGAGTCAGGCATTTTGCTATCTACATGAACGTCTGAAATAAAAGCAATCTTCTCACCTTCATTTAACTTTAATTGTATATCACTCACCTAACTCACCACCCCTCAATAGTTTAGTATTCCCTTTAGATACTTCATAATGACGTACAGCATAAGAAGTGAATCTATCATCATGTGTAATTAAAAGAATTTTTAACCCATTCTTTTCAGCCATCTGATTAATTAATTCCATGAAATTTGGAATATACTGACTAGATAATTGACTCAAGCCTTCATCTATAAACATTACAGGTTCTAACCTATAATGTGTAATGAAAGCAATTTGTGATAAACAACCAACAACAGTACGTATACCACCACCACAATTTTTAATGTCAGGGTCTAGTTTTACACCATTCTCATCATCATATACTAAATGAATTGTAGCCTTAGAGTTTTCTGATACCCTAATCTCGATGGAGTAATTACAATCATCAAAGATAGATTTAACACCAAAATCAAGTATATTATTCAAATGCTTAATGAACTTACCAGACTCTTCTTTGACTAATACATCTAAGTAATTAAAAGAGAACTCACTTAAATTTTTTAAGTTATTTAATTCTTTTAAAGACTCCGATTTAGTGTTGATTAAATGAGTCATATTATCTATATCTTTCCTAGCACTATCTATCATAGCTTTATGTTCAATGACTCTACGTACAATAGATAAATCAGACATATTACTCACCATCTTTATCTAGATACTCAGATAATTTTGTATTCAAATCATTTAACTTAGTATCTAAATCCTCTCTCATTTGAGAGATATATACTCTAGCGTCTTCAATCGTATCTCTATCTGTTAATTCAAATAATTTCTTAACAGCTTTATTATAAGCTTCCTCTGCAGATTTTAGTTGTTCTTCAGTCCTAATTAATTCATCTTTTAAAGACTGATTTACTTTTTCTACACTACTAAACTTAGCCTTTACTTCTTCTAATGTAGCCATCTATAAAAAATCCCTTCCACAATAAGGACAATACCCTATCTCTTCCTTCAACTGTTCAAACTCTTTATTACTATCTTCTACCTTAGATTTTAATTCTTCAACCTTAGCTTTATATCTATTTAAGATATCATTAGCATTGACGAAATCTTTTAAACTAGACTCCATTATACCTAACTTATCATAATTAGAATCAATAGATGAGATAGTATTTAATAGTTCCTCAGTATCACCAACTACAGAATCTTGTATATGTGTAACCCTACTACTCAATGTATTTTTTGCATTAAGAATAGTATCTATTTCAGATAGAACACTACTAGCAACACTTATTGTATTATTAATAGAATCTATACTATGAACCATATTAGAACACTCAGATAAGAAATTAATCCCATTATCTATATCGCTCTTTGTAGTATTAACAATAGTAGAAAGAGTAGAAACACTCAATGAACCACTATCAATATCACTAATAACAGTATCTAAAGAGTTTAATGTATTATGTAATGATTCTATAATACCATAAGTGCTAGAAACAGTATCCATATCAATATTTGATAACTTACTTGTTAAGCTAGATTTACGAGTACTTAATTTATTGATTAATAAGTATAAATCATCAATCTCACTTAAAATAGATGAGGATTCATCATATAACTTACTCTTACTATCTACATCTAAAGCATCAAGATATACAGCATCAAAACCATCATTCTTATCTAAGAAGTCTTTCTTATCATTAATTAAAGACTTATATGTATTAATCTCTGTTGTTATAGTATTAATATCAGAATTAATTACTCTAACATCACTGCCTAATGCCTTTAGAACCCTAGCATAGTTATCACAAGAACTCAAGGATAAGAATTCATATAATTGACCCGAGGTTTTATCCATCAAAAAGGGTTTATCGTTTTGATACCAAAAATTAATCTTCATTTTAGTACCATTATTCATCTTGACCTCACGTATATTAAACATACGTGAAACCTCTTCTAACTGACCACGTCCAACCTTCTTTTGAACAGTTCCATCATCAAACTGATATGCTGTCTTTTCATTCTTACCCACAATATCCCTAGCCATTAACATACTATGAGTATCATTAACTATCTTGATACCATAATACCGTTGACCACCTCTAACCATAGCGTCATCGCCTAGATTAAATAATGCAGAATCAATAGCACGAATAATAGCACTCTTACCATTATTAGTAGCACCAGTAATTACAGTAATGCCAGGAGTTAATTCGATATAAGCCTTTTTTAAAGACTGAAAATCCTTAATGTCTACTGTTAATTTATTTGACATTATTCATCACCACTATCCTCAGATGGTTCATCAAACACCTCAGTACCATCAAAGACTTCTTCGTCATAAGATTCATCAACTAAATCTACAGTACTTGCTTCATTAAGCAATAAGCGATAACCACCCTCTGACTCAATAAAGTCTTTTACAATACTACGATTAGCGTTAATCCATTCAATAACACCATTCATACCTTGTACTTTAGGAGCATCCCCCAACTTAATTGTGTACCATGCACCACTCTTAACAATCTTACCACGTTGCTCTAAGAAGTCATAATAAGCATACTCATTAGAAATCCCTTTACCAAAAATAATCGCTAATTTTAATGGAATCTCAGGGCGTTCATAACGATTCTTAACTGCCTTAATTTCACAAATAGCACCAAAAGGAACTTTTTGCTCACCAACTGCAGTCTGCTCAGTACGTTCTAATGTGCCTTTATAAGCCTTCTTCATTGTCAAACGAATATCAGGGTAGAATTTTAAAGCCTTACCACCAGCTTCAACCTCTGAAGTCTGTTGACCATAGCCCATAGCAATCTTAGTACGTAATTGATTTACGATAATCCAAGAAGTGCCAGCACGTGTGCTAGTTGATTTATGACGTTTTAAGAACGTAGACATAACTCTACTATCAATGCCAGGAAGTACATCCTCTGAAGAAGAATCCTTAACCTTTTCAGTTAAAATAGCTGTAGCTGAATCAATAACTACTAAATCTACATCTTCAACCAACTCATCTAGAATCTTATCTGCTTCCCTAAATGTTTGAATTTGGAACAAGAAAAAGTTCCCATCAGGATTGGTATTAGCATCATATCTAAACTTAGCTAAACCCATAGAGTTTAATTGTGCTAAATTAACACCACTCTCAAAATCTAGATACAATACTTTTTTATTCTGAATACAATATGCTTTACTTACATGCAATGCCCCAGTAGACTTACCTAAGCCACTATCAGATGACAAAAGGATAAATACACCCTTAGGAATGCCACCACCTAAAATAGAATCTAGTACAACTGAACCACTCTTAACAAACTCAGGAGCATCTAAAGAATGATACTCACTAGATAACTTTTGTACACGTTTTGCGAACTCACTTACAGACGATTTTTCTTTCTTAACAGCCATTATCTGCTCCTCAACAATTTCTCACCTTCATGAGATAAACCTATTACCTCACTTTTTACCCTACTAGCAAGACCATTAATATCTAATTTAGTTATCATTCTTAGTAAAAAGATAAATGATTCAGCTTTATCATTATTCAACCTACCCTTTGAAACTCTCCCCTTAGGAGATACACTATCAGGGATATGAACATTGAAACTATCTGATAATACATCTTCAATAAAATATTTTACTAAAGCAGTACTCTCACTCTTCTTATAACCACGTCTACCATGAACCTTAGTTAAAAAAGACGGAGATAAAATATATAAATCCGTTATAGTAGTATAATGCTCAAATATATTATTTAGAATCGTATAGTCTAATGCATATAAACCAGCAGAAAAATTCCCAACAGGTGGTGGAATCTCTGAAATCACAACATCTATAGAAAGACTATTTTCACTAAGATATGTATCTAATTTATTCTTTAACTGATACCACTGAACATGGACAGCATCAAATATCTTCTCAAACCCAATAGAAGTACCTAAAGGATAAGAAACAGTATCAATAAATACATCCTTAGAAACACTATCATATAAACTAAAAGATAAAGCCTTGAAACTAGGGTCTATAGCTAAACTGACATCCTCCTATGACTTACAAGCCAATGAAGTTCCTACCCAAGAATACTTACTCTCATACACTAGCATAAAAGCATTGGAATTCAGATACGATAGGCTAACCCCATGTGTCCCACGGTTATAATTATATACTTACACTTCTAAAACTCTTAATCCTTCATTTAGAATATTAATTGCAGAATTTACATCTCTATCGTGATGAACTCCACACTTAGGACAAGTCCACTCACGAATACTTAGATTCTTTACATCTTTGTTTTTATAACCACAATTAGAGCATAACTGACTAGATGGATAAAACCTATCAACCTTAGAGATAGTCTTACCATACCACTTAGCTTTATATTCTAACTGTCTTGCAAATTCATACAATGAAACATCTTGAAATGATTTTGCTAATTTATGATTTTTCATCATATTACTAACACTTATAGTCTCAATACAAATAATATCATACGTCTTTACTATATTAGTAGATAATTTATGTAGAAAATCTTTTCTAATATTTGAAATCTTTTCGTGAAATCTTGCTAACTTAATTCTAGATTTTCTATAATTAGATGAACCTTTAACCTTTCTAGAAAGTGATTTAGACAATCTTCTATATTTAGCTTCAAGATGCTTTAATATTCTAGGATTCTTGATTTTCATCCCATTATTAAAAATAGTAAAATCTTTTAAGCCTAAGTCAATACCTACATTTTGATTGGTTCTCTCAAAATGTTCAATATTAGCCTCAGCTGATATACTAGCAAAATATTTTCCACTAGATGTTTTAGAAATAGTCACATTATAAATTTTAAGAATGTTCTTATCTTCAAGATTGTAATTATCTCTAAAACCTAACAACCCTATCTTAGGAATTGTTATATATCGATTATCTATTTTAATATGATGATTAGTACGATAAGAGTTTTTATCTTGTTTCTTTTTAAATTTAGGATATTTACCTCTACCATTAAAAAAGTTTTGATACGAACTATCTAAGTCTCTAAGAGTCTGCTGTAAAGAAACACTATCAACTTCTTTAAGCCAAGTCTTTTGTTTCTTTAATTCAGTCATAGCCTTAGATGAATTGGTGTAACTGAGTCTTATTTTATAAAACTCATACAACTTACTTTTTAAATTGAGAAAGTAATTATAAACAAACCGATTCGCACCAAATGTCTTTTCTAATAAAACTTGTTGCTCTTGTGTCGGATATATCCTAACTTTAAAACTTTTATACATAAGATGATAACACCTCCTCTCATACTAAATAAAGAATATTTTACTATCTTATTATAGTGCTAAAAGGAATTTTTATCAAATATATAATTATAACTATGAAATTTTTGAGAGAACGCTCGTTCAACTAGAATCGCTACTTCTAGCCAGCACCACTACGTGCATCTTGCACTTTCATGCAAGCACAGACTATATCTTATCCATATCACACACTCTTAAATATATGACTTAGGCGGAACCACTTCCACTATCTATCACTTATAGTGTACTTCCCTCACGAGGAATAGTCGTTGAACCTTCACTTTCGTGCTTGGATGCTGATTGTCCATTATTTTCAGTACTTAGGATTTAACCTTATACCATCTAGTTAATTTTTTCTACTTTCGTCACATTCACGCTCATATCATATTATCAGATATCACGTTGTAGTTTAACTAGCTTTAGGAGTTCCCAACAATTCAGTTCCTTTGTTGAGCAACTCTATGGTTGCTACTACCTACCAATTTCTCGATAGACTTACTATTTTGTCAAATGTATGTCATGAATCATGACTACTATTTTGACACCTTAATAACCATATATTTATAAAAATAAAGGTACATCACCAAATTAAATTGTTACGTACCTTTATTTTCCCCCTTATGTATTAATTACCTATTATTTAAAGAAATCATCGAAATTGCTTGAAGAATTGCCAAAACCACCAAAAGAGTTTTCACTACCACCAAAACCCTTATTCATATCATCTGACGGTTTAGCACCAAATGTAGCTTCATCATAGATTTTAATAAATGTAGCTTCATCTACACTACGTGCCAATGCCCTATATGCTTCACTAGCAGATTCTTGCCATTTATTATTCAAGAATTCAACAGCCTTAGCAGATTTTCTCCAACTAGCCTCACCAGTAGGAATAAGAGTTAATTTTTGATATTTTTCATCTGTACAGTTTACAGACAAATCAACATGAGTAATACCACCTAAGCTACGTACAGTGCCAGTATTAGCAATCATACCAATATTTTGATATAGTTCATTGCCCATAGACAATACTTTTAATTCGATATTGCTAGATGCAGGGTCACCATTTTTAGTAGTATCATATACACAAACTGGTACAATATAACGTACAGCAGGGTCACCCATTAATTGACAACATTTACCACCAGTACACAAATAAGAACCTTTTCCTTCAATGTAATGATATTTGATAGGAAGAACTTGCTCAGAAATGATAGAAATTCTATCAATATTACCTTGTTTAGCTTTATATTTTTCAATAGGTACACGTTGAATTCTATCACCAAAAGAAATAGGTTTAATCCCTAACTCACCTAATGTTTGAGAACCAACACCATCAAGACTAATTACAAAACTTTCAGGGGTTGCAATGCTAGTTGTAGGTGCAGTTGCTACTTCATTCTTAACAGGCTCAGCTTGTGCCTCTGCAACCTCATTGTTTGAACTAAACATAGCGTCAAAATTTTCAATCTCAGACATAACTATTCTCCTTCTTGGAAATTAAAAAATATATATTGTAGTAGTGCATAACACTAAATACCTAAGTTAATAATCTAAATCATCTACATTTACAGTAGGAACATCATCATATGTATCATAACTTGTATATGTATCATATGTAGGTATATCACTACTGATAGCATTATTTGAGGTTAAATCAACCCCCTCTAAACTAAATGTATTTGATTTACTAGAATACTCTTTAACAGAGTTTACTTTAGGAGTTGCATCAACATGCGATACCTTAGTAGGCTCTATTTTAAACCCTAAATCAAAGCGATTCGACTCATAAACCGTAGCAGTTACATTATTATGACTCACATTATTTTGAGCCTTAACACCCTTTCTACGAGTCGTAACATCCAACTGATTTTTTACATCACTACTCATTTTACCTAGTACTTTAGTGTAAATGCCTAATGAAGTAAAAACAGACAAGTCCTTGATTGAGTTCCTTAATACACTTCTATCAACATCTGATAGTGCATAATCAGGATTATCTCTCATCATAACAATAAGTCTACAAAAGTTCTGTAGAGCATTATCATTTGGAAAATACTCTTTCAACTCTTGAACTAATCTGTCCTTGAAAACATCCTCTTCCATAATTCTCCTTTCCAATATAACACATGAAATTATTCATTAATAAACCTAACAGCATTAATAGTATTAAGTTTATTATTAGCATTTTTTATTAAGTCAGAAATCTGAAACTTATGTTCATTAAATTCATCATAGTACCTAGATACTTTAGATTTTAAGTTCGCCACTAGCTGATAATCAGATTTTGTAGTTACCTGTAAATTCTTCATTTCAGATAAATTCTTATTAACTACACTAATGCGTAACTTCAAATCATTTAATACATCAATAGTACGTATTAATCTTTCTGATACCTCATATTGTAATTTAGGACTACGATATAAAGCCTCATATGTTGGTAAATCTATGATTCGCTTGTTTTCTACAAGATAAGAATCATAGACACTATAAATTCTATCTTGTAAATCTTTAGCCACTTTATTCATTTCTAATTCAATTTCAAGAATAGACATTATACTATGTTTCCTTTACCTAACTGCATTAATAACCATAAAGTCCTATATTCCCTATCTGTATCATTCTTACACTCCATTGTGTAAACCCTTTGAATAATAGGTACTATCAACTTATCATAAGACTTATTAAAGTCCACTAATAATCTAAGATACTTAGAACTATTGACAACAACATCTTCTAAATTTCTTGACTTTTCTAAAAAAGACAACACACCACTAAATATTATACTATCAGAATAAGACTCACGTAATTCTAAATATACTTTTAAAATTTCATGTCGAGTCTTACCTAACACACAATATAAGTCCCATAAAGATATATCTACATTATCAATTTTTGACCTACCTAGAAACCAAAAAGTTTTAAAATACTTAATGAAATCATAGTCAGACATAGAATTTAATGTAGAATATACCTTCTCACTAGGCACTTTATTAAACTTACCATATAGTACTTTAATAGCAGAATCTCTAATTGTCAAATCAATATCTTGAATACCTATATTATTAATTGCTATGAAACTTCTTGTGTTTTCCTTCAAAGAAGAAACAACACTTGAATTTACTTTCCCTACAAAAATAATATCCCTGTTGCCATCTAAGATATTAAACTCTGTGCGTAACTCATAATTAGGGTACATGAAACACACTAAATCAAGATAATTTATACCTTCCTTAGTATCTTCAACTTTAACCACTTTGTTAATTAAGCTATAATCGCTCATACACATCACCGTATCTTAGTTCCAACCATGATATTGATTAACCTACTATTATTATACCCATATTTATCCCCAGCCTGTTGCTTAATAGAGTATAGACTAGGACACATATTAGCCATTACCTGTACTTCTTCAAACTCAGACATCTTCTCTTCCCTAGTAGAATTCTTTTCATTAATATATGAAATAGTATCTGCTACACTAGAAAAATTGAGGTTCTTAACAACATCCCACCTCTTAACTATTATCTTCATTCTAGACATGATAATTGGTGAGATTTTATCGCCATAAGACAATATAATAATAGGAAGTTTAGACTCTTCTATAAATTTTAATAAAGAGTTCTGCCCTACATGTGATAAGTAACCAATGCCATCCAATACTAAGAATTTACTGTTAATATTAGAAATACCATCATAAGCGTCAATAAGATACCTAACATCATCTAATGTATAGACCCGTTCTATTGTATCTTTATATACCTTCTTAAACTCAGTAACATACTTACCTATCAACAAACAAGGACACATTTCTACATGTTCTAATAGCTTTTCTATGAACACATTCATATCTAATTTATTGTAATTCATAAAACACCCATCAAACATTAAGTAATAAAATCTTAACACTTCTTATACTTAAAATCAAGTATAATTTATAGCACTTGTGATTTTAAAAATTCTTCTTTTAAGATACAAGCATCTTTTAATTTATCATACCTAAAACCAATAAATACACAATGAGCGAACCTGCCATTTTTAGTAATTTGTTGCCCATCTATCTCTACAACCTTACCATAATATTCTGGTTTAAGTACTGTCTTACCATCAACCACAGTACTCATGTTCTTACGCATGTCTAAATTAAATCCACTAAACTTACCAATCTCTCTAACTTCCTGTGTACCATCTTCTTTTTCAACATAAACAGAAACGCAGATAGAACCAATCATGTTTTCAAATGCAGAACCTTTATTACCTAACTCATACCCAGTAATAAAAGCATCGATTGTATCACCAAAAGAGAAAGTAATGTCACCACTCACATCATCTAAAGTATCAAAAGCACTTAAAGACGAATTAGAGTTGAAAGCACTTAATGAATCAGACAAAGACCTCTTGCACTTAACCCACCCTTTAAAATTACGAGTCGTATCAGGAACATATACACCATCTAAGCGTTTAGCTACTGTGCCTTCTAACCCTAAACTAATTAAATGCTTATAAAATTCCTTTTTATTATCTACTACATACTTAACAGGTCTAACATTGAAATTAGCATAATCTAACATTTCAATAATATCAGATAAGTACTCCCTACGCTTAAATAAAGGAGTGTCCATAATCCAATCATTATCACAATAAATACAATCAAAAGCATTGAACACTAAATCTAAATCATTAAACTCTTGAATGTCTAATGCCCTAACAGTATTAGAACCTAGTATAGAAGTAACAGCCTGTAGCTGAGAACTTGTATCTACACCATACCCATCTAGTACAGTACAAATATTAGGATTATCTGATGTCAACTCACAATCTAAGATAAAAGACTTATTTAATCTATCAAACATAAAGTCCTTAGGTAATTTTACCTTATCAGTAAACTCTATAGGTAATAAGTCAATATCACTATTGTGCCTACTGTATAAATGAAGTCCTGTACCATCATTAATGATGAAACACCTAACCCCATTTAACTTTTGCTCCATAGACCAATTGTCCGAATCCCATACCTCTTGTTGTTGCTCTTCTTTAAAAGAATCAATACGACCAGCAAGCATAGGGGATTTTAGATTTAACATTAACTGTAAATGCTTAGGAGTATTATCAACAGAACCATACCTAACAGATAAATTATGTTCTCGTATAGGTAAGATATAATCTTCCTTTTTCAAAGACTTACCATCTACACTAGGTGGAATATTTAAACCACATTCGTATGACATCTGCTTTAATTCATTTAATGTTCTACCAACACTAATTGCCATTGGAAACAACTCCTCTCAAGTCAGCTAACACAGTAGTATTTGAAGAGATATCTTTTCCCATAATCTCACCTATATCTACATTAAGTGATTTACAAAGTTTTAGAATTGTAGATACAGATGGGCAAGCCTTAGAGTTCTTGCCCAATCTTAAATCTTCAATCCTACAAATCACATCTCTACTAATACCAGTTAAATTAGAGAATTCAGATATTGTTGTCTCTAGTATATTAACACGAATATACCTAACATTCTTACCTAACTGAACTAACTCTAACATATCACACATTAGCAACACCACTCTCAATAAAACTAATCAAAGAGTTCTTATCATAATCATTATCTACCGTATCATTAATCACTTGTAGAATATCATCAATAGAACCATCTAATTTAATGCCAAACCTTGCAAGTTTACCATTCATCAATGCATTTGAAGTAATGAATTTATACTTGTCATCTACAATATGATAAATATACGTAGATAAACTAGCATTATTCCTATCAAGTATCATATTTGACATTCTACGTAAAATGACTAGACAATCATCAATATCTCCTACGTCTGATAATAACCAACTAAGAGGTACTTCATTGAACCCTTCAACCTTGGACATGTCTACTAAAGACCACTTATTACCAACATGATAAGCCACATCCAAACGCTCAACAGCGTTACCTAATTTTTCATCTTCATAACTAGCTAAATATACTTTAGCTTGATTGAAATCAGCCTTAGTAATATTAAATACCTTTGATGTATCAACATATTTAACTAAATCATTAAGAGTCAAACTATCAAAAATAAACTCTTCCATACTAATCCCCTATAAATATTATGCTAAATCAGGCTCAAAATGATACCCTAATTCTGAATCATCTTCAACCATATGGAAATCATATACCCTACCCATTGACCAACCAACAGATGGGTCAGTAATAATTTCAACGGGCCACTCTGGTAACTTAACAGATTGTGTTTCTTTAATAACTTTTAATGCTCTCATCAATTTAGTAGCACGTATTGTATACCCTATCTCATCATGAATAGCAACCCTCCAAGAAACATCATTCTTGAACTCTTCATTATTAAAGACTACTTTCCATAACTTAATCATTACCATTTTAAGAATATCACCAGCAACACCTTGTACGCTAGTATTCCCAGCACTACGATTAGCAAAACCTATCTGCCTATTCTCATAATAAGAACGTAACCTACGAGGTCTACCAAAGAATGTCTGTAACATACCTTTTCTCTTAGCACTAGCAATAATTCTATCTTGCCATTGAAATAATGTAGGTAACGCTCTCTTATACCTATTATAGAAATCTTCTGCTTCTTGTAAAGACTTAAACCCATATCGACTATCAGCATACAATGAATGTGAACTAGCACCATACAAAATAGAGAAGTTTGCATACTTAGCCATTTTACGATAATCCCTATTATAGTTCTCTCTGCCCCAAATTGCTACAGCTGTTCGAAAATGAATGTCATCACCATTAACAAAAGCCTCTACCCAATTAGGCTCACGGCTTAAATTCGCTGCGATTCGTAACTCCTCAGCGGAATAATCAAAACTCGAATATAAGAATTCATCATCACCACTATCTTCTAACATCTTAGGAGATATTGCCATACGTAAATTCAAATCATCATCCATACCTTCTACCCATCCTATATAAGTAGGGTCTTCAGGTACAATATGTTTACCTTCCTCATCATAAGAAGAATACACAAACTTATAACCCATAATGATGTTATCTTTTTTAGAGAATAAATTTCTATCACCTAAATCAAATACATCTTCCATCTTTACATGTGGCTTAGGTAATGAGTTATGTGTAATAAAGCCATTTACACAATATCTATGCGTCACATCAACATGTATATCATAAACTTCCTCTTTACCAACATATTCTATTGACTTGATTTTTAACCAATGTACATTGAAATTAAAATCATCAACCCTACCTCGATATAAGTCGAATCTCTTATTAAACTTACACCTATCCACATATGTGGAAGTAGTTCCATCCTTCTTTGTGTAATAAGATAATGAAACATCATCATGCAGATTATATTTAATAACATCATCATGTAAACATTTAGGTAATAGTGAATGTATCTTACCCATTCTAGGAGATTTTAATGTTATTTCACCACTCTCATTAACAACATTTCGCAACTTATACTTAGATGTCACACCAATAGTATTAAATAGTTCTAACTTATTACCCAAAAGTAATACTCTAAATGCATTTCTATACTCACCATTGGTACGCTCAACAAGATGAGAATTAATACCTAAAGAAGTTGCTAGTCTAACAACGTCATATGCTAATTTCTTAGATACAGTGCAATAAGACCACTCATAATGACGTATAGGTTTTCCGTCAGAATCCATAAGTCCTCTAAATAGCATAGACCTACACTCTGAACTTAAACCATACACAATCTCAGGTATTGACTTGTTTTCTGCTCTACTTCCTACACCTAAATCGTGTAGCATGTCACTAATCCCTACACTCTTAATGATTAAGTTATAAAGATTCTTATACTTTGCATCATGATTTATCTTCTTAACTCTATAATGAATTCCAAGTAAATCTAATGTCTCTCTAATGTAACTCATTGTATCCAACTCATCAGCATTAAAGACTAGCCCAATGCTATAAGACTCTTCCTTTGTCTTACCACCATACCAACCATCACCCATAAAATAACCAACAAAATGCCAAAATCTAGGATTATTTAAATCTACCTTATATTCCCTAGAATAAATCCCACCATAAGGCTTATTTCTCTGTACAGTAGTAATAATATTATCGTTACTATTAGAAACATCATAAGATTTAGAGTTAAATGCAACTAAATCCCCAACACACAAATCTTTAAGTTCCCTAAAATCACAAGAGTCTGTTGCACTATATAACTGATGCTTATCTGTACACTCTAAAACTTGACCATTAGAAAGTGTAACCCTATATACATCTCTAACACCATTATTATAGGTATTAAGAACTTCCCTAAAAGATTCACCATCCCAAACATTATCACCAACTAAAATGTCCTTAATAGTCTTAACACCTCTATCAGTAAACAACTCAGATGAACCAACTACACATTGAGCGTTAATGGGACTGAAGAAAGAATTCTTTCCATCTTTACCACAAGCTAGGCGGCCCGTTGGGACCTCAGTCGTCTTATAAGCAAAACGACAATAACCCCTACTCTCATACTCTTTCATTAAAGGTTTAATATAAGAAGATAAAAGTTTTGCTGTCTTCTTATAATTAATATATGATTTTAAAGCAGGGAATTTTTCTACATACTCTTTAGGTAAATCAGCTAAAATCTTAATACCTACAGACATAGTCCCCTTTGAGGTACGCTCACCAGTATCAATACCTAACCTCTCAAATGCTTGTGCTACTTGAACAGGAGAGTTTAAATTAATCTGCCCACCAATCATTGCATACACATCACGTTCCATCTTATCTACACGCTCAGTAGCAACTCGATACAGATTTTTTAATACTTCCCCATCAAGCCAAATCTTCTCATTCTCCTGACACCCTCTCACCACTTAAAGTGATAAGGTTCCTACCCAATAACTGCATTTAATGAGTATAAACTCATTAAATGTCTTACATTATGACAATAGGCTATCCCCATATGTCCTATGGTTCTTATATATTGAAATCAAATTAATTTTAAAATTCGTAACCCTTCTTTGAGAATATTAGTTGATGCATTAATATCTCTATCATGATATGTATTGCATTTTGAACAAGTCCATTCACGAATATTGAGATTCTTAACATCTTTGTTTTTATATCCACAATTAGAACAAACCTGAGATGATGCAAAGTTTGTACTTATTTGTACAAATCTCTTATCATACCACAAACATTTATATTCTAACTGCCTACAAAATTCATACCAACTAACATCTTGAATCGGTTTAGCTAATTTATGATTCTTAACCATATTCTTAATTCTCAAAGTTTCTGCACAAATAATATCATAATTATTGATTAAATATAATGATATTTTGTGTAGATAATCTTTACGAGAATTTACAATATATTCATGAAACTTAGCTAACTTAATCTTAGCTTTTTCATAATTTTTAGAACCATAAACTTTACGACTTAATGATTTTTGTAACATTCTAAGTCGCTTTTCGTTATTCACTAAGAACTTAGGATTTTCAAACTTAGTCCCATCATTTAAGATACAGAAATCTTTTAATCCCAAATCAATACCACAATTTTGATTGCTTTTCTCAAAATGTTCAATATTGACTTCAACTGAAATACTAGCAAAATATTTCCCACTAGGTGTCTTAGAAATAGTAATATTATTGATTTTAGTTAATCCTTTAAAACTACTTTTATCTCTAAACTTAACCAAACCTACTTTAGGAATTTTTATCATTTTAGTATCTTGACTTAAATGAATGTTCATATTGGTACGATAGGAGTTTTTATCTCGTTTCTTAGATTTAAACTTAGGATATCCACTACCTCTGAAGAACTTTTGATACGCAAAATCCAAATCTTTAAGACTTTGTTGTAACACTACAGCATCAACATCTTTAAGCCATGTTTTATGTCTTTTAAGTTCTGTAAGAATTTTAGACATATGTTTATAACTTAAAGAAATGTTATGATACTCATACAATTTTTGTTTCAAATTCAACATGAAATTATACACATACCTTGCACAACAAAATGTCTTGTCAATTAAAACTTTCTGTTCTTCATTTGGATAAATTCTAATTTTAAAACTTTTATTAAAATTCGTATCCACGAGATACACCCCCCTTCGTATCAATAATAAGAAACATTATATTATTAATGTACTACAAAAGGAGTTTAATTTCAATATATAAAACCATAAAACTCTCTATGAGAGGATGCTCGTTCAACTAGAGTCGCTACCTCCAGCCAGCGTCACTACACGCATCTTACACTTTCATGCAAGCACAGACTATA